AATACTAGTAGACACAGGAATTACAGTAAGTGTGACTAATATAGGACCACTATTCTCACGTAATGCAAAGTATAATGTAGGAGCTACTTATACTGAATTAATAGCTTCAGGTGGTACTTATACAGTTGATCCAAATATAACTTATTAAACATAAAGTAATGAAAAACGTAACGCACTTAAATACCATCTTATACAATGGTAGTAATTCTGACTTAACTGTTGAATTTAGATACTGCAAAGGAGTAGATATGAGTACTGAAGTTACAGATACAATAATTGTTCCTTATTCAGATGTTGAGTTTTTACCTCTAGAGGAGCTGTGTTGTTCTAAGATACTTAATTCAGTAGATAACATAGTAAGTTTATTTTATCAATCTACTAATATAGATCAGGAGTTAAATAGAAGAATCTTAATTACTATTAAGGATAATTTATTAGGATTTGTAATTCTTAATATAGAACCTGAATTCAAAATAGTAAATGATATACCAATGTTAGTTAATTCAAGTAATTTTAATGAATCTGAGATATTGAATATAATTGACGTGGCTGGAAATGGAATAGCAATGTATATTCAAAATAAAATAAATGAATAGATTGATATTATATAATGTAATACTAAGAAATTATTAACCTTTAAAAACAATCAAAATGGAAATGTCACAAAAAATCAGACCGAAAGGCACAAGACCAACTAAGGTAATGCCGAAACCAAAACCAAAAGGCAAGTAGTCATGTCTGCAGTCTATAAACGGATACAACTTCTAAGGATAGTTATGATAATACCATTACTATTTGATTTTGTATCTGTTTTCGGGCAGTCGGCATTTCCTTCGGCTCCGGACTCATGGATGATATTTGACAATTTTAGGTTAGTTTCTAACATTTCAATGTCTGTATTGGTATTTTATATTTTTAACTTCTGTTTAAACTCTAGAATAAAGGCGTTTATGATGGGAGTTTCTTTGCTTATGATAAGTACTAGTTTTTTTATGATACCGTATTATAGTGGCACTTTAACTTATGATTTTACAATATTAATTCATCGGGCAACGATAATGATATTTTGTACGTTATTGTTTTTCTATTTTCATAAATCTATTGGTTACGCAGCTTTATTTGGAGCTTTCACCTGGCAATGTATATATCTGTTTAGAACTGAGTTTAACTCGGAAGTTACTGATGTAAGTATATCAGAGTCTTTAAAAGATTTCTTGTTTATTTACGCTATTTCATTAACTTTGACTTATCTATTCACTCATATAAACGCAACAAGGAATGAAAGCGAAGGAGACGTTTAATTTATATGGGAGCATAACTAGTTTTATAAAGAAATACACGCTACAAACGATTATAGTAGCTTTTGGACTAATCGAAGCTCCTAAAGTCTTTGAGTTTGCAGATTTAAAAGAAGAGAACGCTACTCTAAAGAAACAGGTAGTAAGACTTCGTGTTGATATTGTAAATATGAAAAGGGCTTCTGAATATCAATATAGGGTTAATGAAAATTCTAATGAAAGAATTATAAATTTAGAGAACATGCACAGTTGTTTAAATGTCTTTTTGAATAAAAAAACTAAAGAAGATATGGATAATTACTTATATTTGAATAAATTTACGTTAAATAAGAAATCGGAAGTAAGAACTACTGATTTGACCGACAAAGAATCTTTAACTGAATAATATGAAACTATCTAATTTAAATAAGCCTACCGAAGCCAAATGGGTTAAAATAGGCACTGCATTAATATCTGTTAGTGGCTTTATTGCGACTTACGCTTTAACTCAAAATAATGCTACCGTAGGCTTTTTAGGATTGGGATTTGGAGGTATTGGAACTTTTATAATTGCATTTAAATAATGAGCCGGTTAATAACTGACTTAACTACTGAGATGCAGGTGAAAGTTAATAAGGCTATCGAGTTATGTAAGTCAAAAGGCGTAAACCTAATGGTTACTGCTACTTTAAGAACTCTTGAAGAACAAGCTGTTTACTACAGACAATCAAGAACTATAGTAGAGATAAATGCTAAGATAGCATTGTTCAAAAAAAAAGGATTTGACTACCTTGCTGATGTTCTTGAGAAGTGTCCTCCATGTTCAGGTAAGTTTGTAACTAATGCAGCTCCCGGGGAGTCATGGCACAATTATAAGATGGCTATAGATGTAGTTCCTGTTTTTGGTGGTGTTGCTCAATGGTCTGATCCCAAGTTGTGGAATGTATGGACTTCGTGTGCTAAAGAAGCTGGATTGTTTACTCTTGACTTTGAAAAGCCGCATGCTCAGTTTTATTCTACCGGGAATCCGTTAACAGGAAAAACTACGTCAGAAATAAAAGTATTATTAACTAAAAACGGATTACTATAATGACAAGGATTGCATTTACATTCGGACTTATGTTATTTGTAGCTTTGATAGCTACTTCTGCATTTTATTACAACAAGAGCCTTAAAATTGCCGGATTAGAGATTCAGAATAGAATTTCCGAAGGAAAGGTTGTTACTTATAAGAACAATGAAGGTCATTGGGTAACTTGCTTGCAGGAACGTAATGCTACTATTGAGGAATTAAAGCATAATTTAGCAGTAAAAGAAGTTGGAGTTAAGCCAAGGCAAGTTTCTAGCGTTTCTACTAACACTACAGAACGTGTAGATACGTTTTTTATGCCTATTAAACACGATACGGCTTACATAATACTTAATGGAGTAAAAACTATCGATTCTGTAACTAAAGTATCTTACAAGGATGCCTTTTATGACATTAATGGCGTAATATTTAACAATGACTTATTTAGGTTAAATATAAAGTCATTTGATAGTATTACTCAGGTAGTTAAGAGATATAAGGAAGGATTTGTGTTATTAAAACCGTTCAAAAGATGGAAGTATCAACAGTTCGTTTTTTCATCAAATCCTAATTGTAAAATTAAATTTTCAGAGTACTTAAAAATAAAGTAATGAAATTAGAAGACATCATATACGACATACGTACTTTAATGGATCAGTCCAGCGAGGATTCTCGACTGGATGATTCTTTTTTAGCGTATAAGATAAACGAATATCGGGCGTTATTAATCCAAAAGAAATATGCCGAAACAAGAGAGATTGATCCTATATGGTTACAATCTATTCCTATTTCTCAATTTACTTGCGTAGGAACCGGAGATGATCCTAATGTTTTAGGTGAAACTACTCGTTTAGGAAAGTGTACTCTTCCTGCGGTGGTGTCATTGCCTAGAAATTTAGGGTTATATAGAATGTCTTCAAGTTCAAGACAGAAACAGATATACCCTACTACGGAGCATGAGTTTTATATGATGTTAGAAACCGGAGATGACAGGTTAAGGCATTTTGAATATTATTATCCAATAGGAAAGTCGCATTATATTTATCCATATAGAGAAAAAGGAACAGCGACATGTATTTTAGAAAATCCATTAGAAGCACAAGGGAAGTTAACAGAGATAATCTCAAACGGAAATTTATTAGCTGGAACAGATTACATAGTAACTCAGGAAGCGATAGTGTACGGAGGAGTGATGTATCTTCCAGGTCAGCTATTAACAGCATCGACAACAAACGGTAGTTTCTATGAAGGTTCCGGGGTGTTATTCTTAAAGAATAAATTATATACTCTTGATACTAGAGATGATTATCCTTGTGATGCCGGCATGGCAGAAATGATTATTATTGAGGTGTTAACTAAAGACTTTAAGTTAGAATCGTCATTTGTTACTGATTTGCGTCAGGATTTTGCCGACCATTCTAAAGTTATGAGGGCTATGATTTCTAAAAGATAGTATTATGTTAACTAAAGGACTTGAAGATGTGATAGATGTAATGATGGACAAGAAGTTCAAATATCGTCATTTAGGCAAGGATAACATAACTGTTATTATGCAGCAATACTTCAAAAAAAGCAGGGCGGTAATTGAGTCTGGAGAACCATTTTCATTTCCTAATAGATTTGGCACCATGCAACTTGAATTTAGGAAGAGAAAAGTTAATGAAGAAAAGCCTTTTGGAGCTTTTTTAATACCGGATAAAATTATTGTAGCATTAGGATATTGGGCTTACATTGACTTTAGAAGTTCTCATATAACTATAAATTTAGGATATCAATATAAAGCTTGTAAAAAGTTTATAAAATGGTTTAATCATAAGTTATTTACTACCGATTATTTTTACGAATTAAAAAACAAGAAATGAGCATAGCAAGAAAGATTTCGATAAAAAAGGCATTAATGAATGTCGTAGACGAAACGAGCGAAGATGTAGCAAGAGAATTGCCTTTAATGTACAAATGGGCTTTGCATATCAACCGAAAGATAGATAGTATAAATCAGTTAACAAGAAGCGTTACAGTTATTGATGTAGTTGGATGTACGGTTCAGATCCCGGCACATGTAGAACATGTTGTTGCTATTGTTATGGGAGATAACGGATGTTGTTGTGATGCTTTTTGGAACTTGAAAGATAATACTTATGTTTGGGAGCCTGTATCTCAGATTAGCCAAATAGGTGTTACTAATATATATGCTTTTGTTGATGATTTGTGGGAAGGTCAGAATGATTTAGATTACCATATTCAGGATGATAAGATTGTATTTACTAGAAACTATACCGGTAAAAAAGTAACATTACTAACATTAGGTTACGAGCAAGACGAAGAAGGAAGTCCTTTGGTTAGTGAAAATAACGTAGATGCTATTGTTAAGTATGTAAAGTTACAAATGGCAGAAAGAGAGAAATGGAAACTTATGAAAAAAGCTGTTCCATTAAATCAAATTTCGGCAGAAATAAATGGCTTAAGGTCAGAGGTTAATTATTATGTAAGTCAAGCCAGAGATAATAGTAATGAACTTTCTAAATCTCAGCAATCTCAGATTTCAAATTTATTAAATAATCCTATAACCGGATATAGAACTTACTTATTACAAAACTCTTGGATTTAATATGAACTCTAAACAGCTAGTAAATAAAGGTTCTCATTTAGATAATGATGAATCTTTTCAGCCGAAAGACACGTTTAGACATGCTATGAATGGCATGTTGATAAGTTATAATGATGGTAATTATTCATGGCAAAACTCGATAGGAAATAAGGTTTCTTTTAATGTAGGACTTAATATTATCGGGTGGTGTAATCTTAGAGAAGATTTAATTATTTTCTCTACTGATGAAGTTATTGGAGCTATTGATAAAGTCGTATTTAATGGACTAGGAGAAGCTACGGTTTACCCTCAATATGCTTTAGATGATTTTGGATTCTCACAATTACACCCGATCGTTAATGAATGTGAAGGCTATTACGAAAGCCAAAAAATTCAGAGGGTTTATTGGACTGACTTTAAGAATCAGTTTAGATCTTTAAACTTAAGCCAAATAAAATATCTGCACACTAATGAGCCGAATATAATTACAGTTTCTTTTGTGCCTAATAAACAATATGTGGTAGTTTCAGGAAGCGTAGTTGTCCCAAGTGGAACTTATACTAAAGGGCAGTCTTTTTCTTCTCCTACGACTCCTATAATTTATGATCTTACAAATACTGTTATTGCTGAATATTTATCGGCAAATAGCATGAACTCTAGTCCTGTTGTGACTTGGGGAGATATAGGATTAAATCAGATACTTCAAAATCAAGGCACAGTAGGATATGGTCAATATTTTTTCTGTTATCAATATTATTCCTTAGATGGGAGAGTTACTAACTGGTCTCCGTTAAGTAATGGTATTGCAATGATAAATATAGGTAATACTTATCAAGGTCAGCAAGGAGGTCAACAATTAGGATCTGGAATCACAGGAACCGACATTGGGAACGGCAATTCAAACAATGCTTTTGAGCTTAAGATTACTAATGTAGAAACTATATACGATCATATAAGATTTGGGGTATTTACCTCTTCAGAATATAATACTATAAATCCTGACGGGTTCTCATTTTCTGAAGTAGCTACATCTCCTGATCATAATAAAGAGCAGTTAGTAATTTACTTCGGAGACAAAACTCATATTAAAAAAATAAGTCTTGACGATGTATTGATAGGTAAAGCTGCAATAGAGAAGGTTAAAACTTTCTGTATTACTCAACGCTATTTAATAGTAGCTAATACTGTAGAAAGTGGAGAATTTAACAATACTAACGTCACCGCAACTATTACTATAAGTCCAGAAGTGTACGAGATAGTTTCTGATGCTAGAGGTAATGTTTATAGTCCAAATGGAGATTTGACTGGACACGATAAAATGGCAGGAGTATCTAGTGATATTTATGTAAATCAGTGGTACAAAGTTAAAAGTTTGACAATTTCTTACAATTCTATCAGTTATTCAATTGGAGATCTGTTTAAAGGAATAGTAGGAATTACACATTATGTAGGAAGCGGTTCGGTTGTTCCTGTAATAAGAAAAAAGAAATACAAGAAATTTGACAACTCTTACGTATATGATGTAATTGAAATTCCTAATGATTATCTTGACTACAAAAGTCCTATTGTTTCTGAAAATGCAGTAGGATATTGGGGAGGGGAGACGTATCGGTTTGGATTATTGCCGTATGATAAGCAAGGAAGAGCAATGCATGTTAGATTTGGTGCCGATATTAAGTTCCCAGAAAGGAATATTCAAGGAAATACTTACCAACTAAATGGTAATTCTATGCCATGCACTGCTTCAAGTATGGTCAATGACGCTTTAGGTAACGGTACTTATTCTCAATCTAATTTAAACATAATGTCAGCCTTAATTGATGGCATTGACATTACTGATATTATAGATCAGATTTCAGCTATAAGTATTGTGAGATGTAGTAGAGATGGTCAGGAATCTACCTTATATGAAGGATTATTGCAACCTTTAGTTAGGGTTACTGAGGAGTTTCCTGCACCAACAAATGAAGGTCATGTGTTATATCCTGCTGAAACTCATTTTTCTGATGGGTTTGAAAGGTTTTCTCATAGTAGTTACTTTGAAAGGAGACCTTACTGTTATGCTTTGTATTCTCCTGAGAGGATGTTTTATTTTAATTCAGACATTCCTTCCATAGGAGACTCTTTGAAGATAAATGGTTTTTTTGAGCAAATAAATCCATTAAATAATGGACTTGGGCAGAATACTGCATTCTCAAATTTTAATCAGAAATTTTATAAAGAATGCAATCCTATAGACAATACATTATCTATCGGTAAGGTTAATGAGGTAAATATAGAAGCCGGATTTCAGGAAGTAGATTCAGCTAAAAACATATTGAGTGGATCCAACCATAGTGCTAATATGCAGGTGCCTTTATTGGATGTAGGAAATCTAAACAATGACACTATATATTCTTATACTACAGAATTACTATGGAGTAGGGCTTCTATATTGCCAGGTGGCGATGCTGGTTATTTTAAAAGATCAACTATTACTAGAGCTTCCATATTAGAGACCAACTATGGAGAGGGCAGTCTGTCTGCAACTTTCCCTAATGGATTTGTAGATCAACAGGGAGATTATAGAGATAAGACTACTGTTACTTACGTCCAATATAAAAGACGTAACGCAAACTTATATGGAGGAACTACTGACGAAGCTAAGGCTTTGAATTTGTATTATACTATTGGTCATTATCTACCTATAACTACTGAGTTAAAAAATGATATTATAAATTCCAATGGAAGGTATGTTTTAAATGGATTGCAGGTTTTTGGAGGGGATTGCTTTATTAATTTATTCGATTTTAATTTAGCAACTTATGACTCTAATTGGGAGAAGATTACATCTCCTATTATAGGAGGCAACACATATTACGATTCATGGCAGCTAGAAGTTGTATTCCCTGTTCAATCTTCTGTAAATACAGCTTTTAGGCAAGGATTCCATACTGCTAAAGATAGGATGTGGGGTAAGGGTATTTCAGGAAACTCTACCGGATTGAGGGTTAATGTATCTCCTCCTCATATTGAGAATTATAATAAGACTATAAATCAAAGTAGTATTAATGAAGCTTATTTGACATGTTATTCTACAGATAAGAAGAAGATAACTCTTAAATCATTACCTACAAACTTTGAGTTCGAAACAGAATTTGACTATAGGATCCGGTGGAGTCAACTTAAAAGTAATGGAGAAGATGTAGATAAGTTTATGATATTCGACTCTCTACAATTCTTAGATGTTGAACCAAATCATGGAATGATTAATAATGTAAGGACTGAAGCTAATAGATTATTCTACTGGCAAGAACATGCCGTAGGTAGTGTTCCTGTTAATGAGAGAATGGTAGTGACTTCTGCTGTTGGAGAAATGGTAAATTTGGGAGTTAATAGTGGGGTTGGTTTAGGGAATGGCAGGTTTGACGAAAGGCATAGTTTTTATGGTAATCAACACCAACATTCTTTAATTAAAACTACTAATGGATTCTGCTGGTATGATTTATCAAATTCTGCATTTGTTCACATGAATACTAAACTTGGTATAAATAACGACAGTATAATAAAAGGATATTATCAATTTTTTAGGAATGAAATAGATCCTTTATTGTATGAGAATTTTAATCCTGTAATTAGTCGAGGAATTGTTGCTGGATATGATGAAGTTTACAGAACTGTTTACATGACATTTTTCGCCATAGACAAGAGTAAATTCAGTAACCATACAATTGCCTTCAATGACGTAACAAATACGTTTGTAGGAGAACATTCATTCTTCCCTACGTTATATGCTAAACTTCATGGAAGGTTTATAACTACAGAAGGAGTTGCTACAAATATTGGATTAGGATGGATTCATGATACTGCTGATAGCGGAAGAGGAAATTACTTTGGAGTAATTAAGGATTCTACTATTGAGCTTATTGTCAATTCAAACTTTGACATGTCAAAAATATTTGATACTTTTATGGTCGAAGGTAATGATAAGTTCTTCTACAAGATAGAGTGCTGGACAAACAATCAGTACGGAGTAGATGAAGATATTATTGACAAGACTACATTAGAGCTATTGAGTGACAATGTGGAGTATAGAAATCAAACATGGGTAGGTAATTTGCCGTTAACAGGTGAAAGCGATAGATTTACTGACAACTGGTTGAAAATAAAGTTCTACTTTGACAATTCTCAGAACAAATTAATAAAATTATTGAGTCTACAAACTAATTACAGACAAGCAAGATAATGGCAAAGAAACAATCATATGAAGAAATGCTAACTTCCTTTATAAAAAGTAAGGGTAAAGTTCAGAAAAAAGCATCTGGAGGAGATATTTACGCTAAAAACATGTTAGAGTTCGGAGTTCAAGGAGCTTCTTTAGGAGCTTCCGTAGGTTCTGTAGTTCCTGTCGTTGGGACTTTATTAGGAGCAGCTATAGGTACCGGAGCTGGTCTTATTGGTGGCGGAATTAAGTCCGTTGTGGATGTTAGAGAGATGAACAAGTCTAAGTCAGAATACGATCAGGCAATTAAGAATATGATAAGTTTACAAAGACAAAATAGTCCTCAAGGAATCCAGCTTGCTGATGGTGGTTATGTTAACGGAGGAGGAACAGGAAAGTCTGATAGTATTAGTGCTAATATTAAGCCTAATAGTTTTGTAATACCGGTAGATACTCCGTATCCAACTGAAGCTAAATTGCTAATGAAAGCTTTAGGAACTAACAATAAGCCGGCAAACTTAAATTCAGGTTCAGAGCCTGTAAAATTAAGCAAAGGTGAATTATTGGTTTCTGCAGAACAAAGAAGTGATGCTGAAAAGTTGTTATCCGGATTAGGTATTCAAGGAGGATTAGCTTCTTTGGCTCCTAATGCTAAAGTTGGTAATAAAAAGGCTGATGGAGGATTTTCGTTTTCTGACACTACTTCTTATGATCCTAATGATTATAACGAATGGAGAGCTAAAATATCTAAATTAAAACCTGATTATTTTAATAAAAAATCAGAAGAAGATGCTTTAAATTCGTTTCAGGCTTATCAAGCAGAAAATCAAAAAGGACAGTTTTCCCCTCAAAACGCAGAAGGAGAAACTAGAGCAGAAACTCCAACCCAAAAATCATTAGGAGAGTCGTTAATGTCTGGACTTAATCCTGACAAGAACTCTAAAGCTATTGATGTCCCTTATAATGGTTTTGGAAATGCTTCTGACAAATCAAATGCGATAGGTAATTCTGGAACTAATAAATCGGTTGGTTCAAATACTCCATCTTTAGGAACTATAGCTTCTATTGGACAGGGAGTGTTAGGTGCGGCTAATTTACTATCAATGGATAAAGAGCCGAAAAGAGAAGTATCTCCTGAATTACGTACCCAATACGCTTCTGCATTAAAAGAAGCTCAGTACGGCATGACAAATGCTCAAAAGCAAGGAATACTACAAGATGTTGAAATGAACCGCAGAACGTCTTTAAATGCTCTTGTAAAATCAGGAGGAATAAGAAGTTCTCAAGATGCTTTAGCTAGAGCTATGGCAGTAGGACAGCAAGCAAATAGAGCTGCGTTAGATCTTAACGTAAAAGATGCTCAATTAAAAGCACAAAAACAGGCTAGAGTTGATTCTATGGCAGCAAGACTTGCCGGAGAAGAGTCTGCAGTTTATGGAGCCGGAGAACATAAATACGAAAGAGACCAGAGAGCTTCTGGAGCTTTACTTCAGGCAGGAATAAACAATGTGGTGGAGATAGATAGACTTAAGCGTTTGACAAAGGATCCTGAAGCTTTAAAAGCTTATTTGGATTTAATGGACAAACGAGGGCTTTCAAGAATGACAACAGGTAAAATAAATTAATATATGGCACTAATGAGTTTTGGCATGGCTGAAGGGCTTGCGTATAAATACAAGGCAGATAAAGATGTTGCTTATTTTTCGGCACAGGAGAAAGCAAAGTCTTTAGCTAAAGATAAATTACTTAAAGAAACTCAATCTGAATTGAAAGATTTTAAGATTAAGCCTTTGAATTTTGAATATAATGTCAATAGGATGAATTCTGAATATGAGAAGTCAGGAAAAGAGATTGGAGCTATTCTTATGGATCCAACATTGGATCCTATTAGTAAGCAAATTCAGGTTAACCTTAAGAAGAACAATACAGAAAACCACCCTATTTATGCCGAAGATAAAAAGGTTAAAGAAGCTTATGGTAATTTATTGAAAGATATAGACGCTAGGGATATTACAGAAGAAGTAGGCTCTGCTCTTAAAGCTCAATTTGACCATTATGCTAAATTTGGTGGAGAAGCTCCGGATTATACACCAAGGCCTAAAGATACTTCATTAAAAGATGCTCAGGAAGTTGGTCATGGACTAAGAACTAGAGAGAGTGGAACTTTCTGGGGAACTCATGGAGTGTATGATACTACTTCTAGCACTAAATCTGTCCCAGATAAATCCATAGAAGACGCTACTTATGCCTTCTTAGCAGGAGCTGCAGGAGAGCAAAGAACAAAAAATTATAATGAATTAAGAGAAAAAGCAAAGCAGGAAGGAAATAAAGCATTTTTGGAATCTTTCCCTACAGATCATGAGTATTGGAAAGCTATAATTAAAGAAGCTACTCCTGTAGATAAGCAGTATGCAGTTCATTCTGATCCTAACAAAAGAGGTTCAGGTAAATATCAAGGAATGGATGGAACTCCTTATAATCATGATATTTTAAGTGGAAATGGCTTGGGAGCTGACATTCAAAATCCTAAACTTAAATCATTTATTCTTAGAGATAAAAATGACTTCATGATGGTAGATGTAAATAATACCAATAAATATATGAACGAAGTTGAGATAAATACTGGTATTTTAGATCAAGATGGCAGTCCTCAGATTATGAAGATGCCAATTAAAGGGAATAAGATAAAAGTAGTAGGAGCGACTTCCGGGGAGTTCATTAAAGATGCTTTTGGTACTGGTGGAGGAATTGTAAACGGTAAAGTTAAGATTGATGCTTTAAATACCGACAAGAATCAGAAGTATCTAATTAACGTTCAGGATCCTAATACAGGAGCTTGGAGTAGAGAAACTTTAACTTACGATCAGATTACTAAGGGTAATTATAAAAACAGAATTTCAAAAGCAAAAGATCAAGCCGGAAGAGGATCTGAAGAGATGGATGCTGTATTCCATGTCAATTATTTAAATAGAGCAGGTATTGACGAGTATCATGGAGTTAGTTCTGGAAGTAAAAAAGATTTATATCCTCAGTCGTTATCTGCTCTGGAGCAGATAGAGTTAAATATATATGATATTAATAGAAGAGCAAGAGAAAGGAGGTTGATTAATACGAAGCCTATTTCTGCTAATTCTTTAAAGCCAAACGCTACCACTACGACAAGATCTTCAGCCGCTGGCAATAGGGCTACTCCTTCTGCAAGTAATTCTAATTCTAAAACTGAGCCTTACCAAGCAGGAAAGTCTTATAAAAAGGGATCTAGAGTTACTATATCTGGCAAAACTGTAACGTTAAAGGATAATGGTAAATGGAGTGATGGTAACCAAGACTACGATATAAAATAATATATAAATATATGCCAGAATTAATTCCAGTACAGAAATCAACACCTAATGCTAATGAATCTGAACCTACATTAGTTCCGGTGTCAAAATCTTCTTCTGAGCCTAAATTAACTCCGGTTAGTTCTGGAGAAAATGATAGTTTGTCATTATATAAATCTTTACAGGAGAAAAATAAGCCTGCTACAGATAAGCCTTTTTATGAAACAGCTAAGGAAACTACGGCTGATAACTACACATTAAAAGGAGCTATGAAAGTAAAGGAGTCTAATGTAAATTCTTTTGCTAAAATAAGTAAGGTTAAGGCTAGTAAAGATGCGTTCGAGAAGGACTTGTTTACTTATGCCGACCAAATTCCTTTTGACGATATTATAAAAGAAAAGAAAGCATTACAAGGTGTTGCTGAGGAAAAACAAAGACAACAGTCTTTAAAAGCTAATCAAGAGATTCCTTTTTCTGAGAGAGCACAAAGAGAAGGTAAAGATGTTAGTATTGGGTCTACTTATTTTGAGTCTGATTCAGAAAAACAAGCTAGATTAGCTTCTAACAAAAGCAAGGAATTTGTAGATCTAGGTAAGGAAATTGCAATTTTAGAGAAGGCTAAGGCTCAAAACATGATGTTTAAGCAAAGAGCTGAAATTGAAACTAAATTTCCAAATAAAGATATTTATGAAAAGCATGAGGAGTTTTTAAAAAAATACTATCCTGAGCAATATGCTAAATATACTACATCTAATGATCCTTTAAATAAAGAAATTGCTTCTTTAGAAAAGAAACTTAACGATTATGACAAAGAGAATGTAAGAAAAGGAAAAGGGTTCGATTATACTGCAGAAACGCTAGAGGAGCAAATTCGTGATCTTAAGATTATATCTCAGAAGAAAAGTCAAGAATTTTCAGTAAATGCTATAAACTCTAATTTAGAGTATTTATCAATGTCATCGACAAAGATGGAGACTCCTGAGTTAAAAGATAAGTTATCTGAATTAAGGAATGTATCTAATCAGCTAAAACCTATAGACAGTCAGCTCCTTAAATTAAAAAGAGATATTGAATTGGCTAGGTCTGTAAATAATGTAGAGAAGTATAATAAGTTAGTTGGTGAGTATAATAAAACTTACTCTTCGAATAAGTCGTTGATAGAAAAACATTCCGAATTAGTATCTAGTCCTGAATTATCTAAATATAATGAGATACAACAGGCGGCAAATGCGGCTCATGAGAACTCTAAAAAAGAGTTAGAGAATATGCAATACTATTATCCTGAATTAGCTTCTCACAATAAGGTTCAGCAAGACAAAGCATTGACATTAGATAAGGCTTTTAAAGAAAGTCCTGCTTATAAATTTTGGTATGCTACTGGATCTGCTATATTTAAGAATGCTAATGAGTTAAGTCTTGGCATCTCTACTATACCTTCAACTGTTACTAATTTATTTGGAGATAGTTATGGAGTTACTGATAAATGGGCTGATTTGGCTACATTGCATAATGAAAAATTAGCTTCTGGAATTGTTTCAGGGACTCCTAGCCCTATGGCATTATCTTTAGTTCATGACTTTGATATGTTAAAGGACAAGAACAAGGATTATAAAGTAATTGTAGATGCCGATGGTAAAGCTCAAACAGTAAGAGATAAGCAAGGATATAAGATTAGTCCTGAATTAGAATCAGAGCTGATAGGAAGATATAATAATCTTAATGAAGACCAAAAGAATATTAAGAAGGATTACGATCTAAAAATGGGTGGTGTTAAAGCTGTAAATTCAGTAATGTACCAAGTTGCTCAAATGTACTCTTTCGGGGCGTTAGGTAATGGATTTTCAAAAGGAGCTAAGTTGGCTTCTATGATGAAAATGGGGGAGACTACTGCCGATGTTACTGGAATGATTGCTGCTAATTTAGTTATAGCTCATAAAGGCTATTACGATCAAGCAATGTCAAATCCTAATATGGGTAAAAAGGAAGCTGCATGGTTTGCTTTGATGGCTTCTGGAGTTGAAGGGTTTTTAGAACGAATAAATCCTATGGAGCTAAATGCTTTTAGAGGAGGAGAAGCTAGTAAAGCTTTCTCTAATGTATTTGCGTCTAAATTGGCAGAAGGTTTAACTAAACAAGAAGCCTTTTCTTATGCCTTGTCAGGATTAGGCAAGAATATGAAAAAGGAAGTGTTTGAAGAAGTTCTTCAAAATTATGCCGTAGGAGTTACTGGAGAAGCTTTTAATTTTGTGTTAAATAATGACAAATTAAACGCTATGCCTTCTGTTAATGAGACTATAGAAACTATTATTGTTACAGCGTTATCTACGGCTCCTATGGGCATTTCTCAAGCTGTTAGAGAAGGTCGTGTTTCTAGTATCGATAGAGACGCTATGTATGCTGTTACAGAGAAAGGTAATGAAGTAAAATATAACATGAGACTATCTAAAATGTTATCCGAAGGTAAAATCACTCAGGAACAATTTAGTTTAGCAAAAAGTCGTATTGAAAATATTAAAACTGCAAATTCTAAATTGCCGGTAGACATGGAAAGTAGCGAACGCTATTCCTTATTGCCGATAATGAATAGAAAGGTAGAGTTAGAGAATGAAATTAAATCTTTAGATCCGGCATTAAGAGTTAGGAAGAAAGCTGAGTTAGCTAGAGTAGATGCTATGTTAGTTAATAAGGTTGCTTCTATTGATAAGAAAAAAGAAGAAGAATCTTTAGCTGAACAACAATTAGCTACTGATACGGATATTTCGCCAACTACAACTGACGAGGTTACTTTAAATAAGCCGGAAGTGGATGTTAAGGTTGAATCTGAAGTTTCTACAGAGGAAGAAAAACCTAAATCTTCTCCTGAAGTAAAACGGGTAATTCCTAGAGTTAAGGCAAGACGTATAGAAAAGCAGTCTGAATCTGAGATTGAATCTAAGCAAGCTGAAATTATGACAGCTCAGGAGCAAGAGGTAGTTGCTGAATCTTCTGTAAAATCTAACAAGAAATATAGAGAAGCCGTAACTAAAGGCGAAATAAAAGAATTACCTGATTATTCTAAGAAGAGTATTGAAAGCCTTCCTGAAGAAATTAAGCAAGAAGTTAAAGCCGACATTGAAGAAAAGAATGATATTACGTTAAAAAATTATAGAGAACATATTGCTATTCGTGATTCTAAAATTCAGGCGGTAGCTGATGTTGTAAAAGCTACTCCAATTACTGAAGTTAAAGAAACCGGTCAGGAAGGGCTTATAGATAATATGGATTCGTTGGTAGATAGTGTTAAATCTAAACTTAAGAAGTCTGAGTTGCCAGAATTGCTATCTAATCATTATGCCGGAAAATCAATAAAAGCCATGAAGGCTGATCCTGTGTTTATGATTAAATCTCAGGGTCACTTAGAGAATATTATATCTAAATACAATTCAGCAAATGGAACTACTTTCGATGTTTCTAAAGCAGCTGATGTTAGATCTGTTCTTGAGGCTACATATACTGATAGAGTTATTGCTAGAGAGATAGAAAAAACTCAATCTTTATACGATATGAATAAATGGGCTGAGAACGTATCTAAAGAGAAGTCAAATAAAGTAGATGCTAAACGATTTAATGTAAATGTTCTTTTGCCATTAAATTCAATTATAAGGAAATTTGTAAGTCAAGGCATTACTTCTCTAAAGCAAATAGCGTTAGAAATAAAAGAAGATACAGGAATAGATATTTCTACTATGCCGGAGTTCTTTTCTATGTCAAATCTTTATCTTTCTTCCGGAGGTCTTAGGGTTAAGGGGTTATATATTGATATTTCTTATGAATCTAAAGCTAAAGCTAAGGTTTCTTCTAAATTGAATCCAGAAAACAAGAAGGGCGTAGAAGTTGCTTCAAATTTAAAAACTAAGAAAGCAAAGTTAAATAAAGATAAAGTTGGAAAATCTTTTTCTGAAAAATTAGCTTTAGAAATTGCGTTCGTAAAAGACATTACCGGATTAGATGTTTCTGAATTAATAGGAGCTAACATTAAGGCTTACGAGAAAGTTGAAGGGAAACTTGTTGAAAGAGTTTTTGAATCTCCTAAATCTATGGATAAATTAATGTCAGATAAAATGCTATTTAATAAGAATGGTACTTTATTTACAGGAAATGCAATATTGGCATCTATTCAAAGTAAGATTTCCAACAATGAAGAAGCGTTACCTCAGCAATTAGATAATATTATTACAGGAGGAAATGAATGGGGAGACAATCCTTCAATTACAGATAAAGTAGAGCCTAGTGAAATGATAGATAATGCTTCTGATTTAGAATCTGAAGGAGAAGAGATGAAGAAAGCTTGTAATCATATCCCTAAAGGAGGTATTGCTAATATTGAATCCGGAGAAGCTTTACGTAAAAAATTAATGGATAACGGAATTGAAGAGCGAGATGACAATGTGTTTTAATATTTTTGTATCTTTATAAAAAATAAATAGCATGAAAATAGTAGATTCTTTAGGAAATAAACTTGAACCTGTTAATTACAAGGATAAAACAATCTGTTTTTACGGACATGGAGCTGATTTAGCGTTAGCTGAATCTATGGTTGGAATCTTTGGTCGTGTATTATACTTCATGCCTTGGAAGGACGCTTTTCCTGCTTCTGTTAAAGCTAAGATTGGTTCCGGAATAAAAGGAATTGAAAGAATCGAACATTTCTTTGATTATATCGACCAGATTGACATTATAATTTTCGGAGACATATACGATGGCGACTTACAACTTCATCTTGAAAGTTTAGGCAAGAAAGTTTGGGGTAGTAGAAAGGCTGAGGATTTAGAAAATAAGCGTTATGAAACTAAAGTCATGATGCGAGATAAGTTAGGGATGGCTGTACAGCCTTTTAGGCGTATTGTAGGCTTTGAGAAGCTTTGTAATTATTTAAAAACAACAAAGGATCAATACGTAAAGATAAACAACTACAGAGGAGATTGCGAAACATGGCATCATGAGAACTGGGAGCTTTCTGAACCTAAGTTAAATGAGATGGAATATGATATGGGAATCTCTAAAGATTTAGTAGAATTTGTCATTGAAGATTCATTGCCTAACAAGTGTGAAATCGGATATGATGGATGGTGTATTGACGGGAAATATCCTAATAGTCAACTTTGCGGAGTGGAAATTAAGGATGCTGGTTATTTAGGTAAATTTACTAAATATTCTGACTTGCCAAAAGAGATAACTTCAAGTAATGATAAATTTGCCAAAACTCTTGCTAAGTTAAAATGCCGGTCTTTTGTATCTACCGAGATTCGAGTAGGTAAGGATAAAGTTCCTTACATGATTGATTATACAGCTAGAACTCCTCTTCCTCCGGGAGATATTTACACTAACATGTATAGTAATCTTGCCGATATTTTATGGTTTGGAAGTCAAGGAATTTGCATAGATCCAATAACCGAATATAAGTTTGGACTTATGCTTATTATTAAGTCTCATGAATCTATGAAGCATTGGACTAAGATTTCATTTCCTCCAAAATACAAAAAGAACGTAAAACTAAAATGCTACATCATTCACAATGGAGAGTATTGGTTAGCTCCTTCAGGAATGGAAGAGATGGGATCTATTGTTTGTGTAGGTAATACTGTAGAAGAAGTTATTGAGGAAGCTAAAAAGATAGCTTGCGAGGTAAAAGGTTACGGCATAGAATGTCATACTCATGCTTTAGGTAAGGCTCAAGAAGAGATTAAGAAGTCAGAAGAATTTGGTATTAAATTATTTTAAGTTATATATATGTCTACTATTATTTGCCCGAACCGTAAAAGCCCTGAGTGGGCTAATTTATTGCATAGCATAAAAACTGTATTTAAGATTAATGAAGATCAGAAGTATGCTCAAAACAGAGTAGAAAGCATTGCTTCTGCTTTGTGGAATAAATATGATGGAGAGGTTACCGAAGATATTGTAATGTCAGAATATGAATCTATAGCTAACCCTAAATTGTCTGAGCTTTCTAATACTTTAGCTACTCATGAAGAGGTTGGAGTATTTAAGCAATTAGCAAAAGAGTTAGGTAAAGTTTTTAAGGGCGTTACTGTTAACTTTATGGCTATGGAAAGTAATAAGCCGGCAGAGAACATAGACTATGTAAGTACAAGGACTGATTACGAAACTAAAAAACAAATAGAAACTATAAAAAGAGTTTTAGTTATTAACACTAATGAACTTAAGGCTAATTCTAAGATTGTATCTTTAGGTCATGTTTTGCTTAATACTAAAGAAGTTACAGCTCAATCTACGTATCAAAAAGATATAGAGTTGTTATTGAAAAAATCAGAAGAATTTAAAAAGTCATACGAGAAAAATGCCGGATCCAAATATTCAAAAGGAGATAGGTTAAATAAGCTTGCTGCAGATTCTGCTGTAATAGAGATGTTAGATAAATATACTGCTAAAATTATCTCTCAACCAAACGGAGAATTAGCTCCATTGAGAAAGATTAGAAATAGCATGAATGAAACTTTACAAAAGATGTTAGAGAAACAGGGAGTAGATAGTGCTTCTGAGTTTACTATAGAATCGTCTATTGCAAGTTTTGCTAACATGCTTAAAGAGCAGAATGGTGAAGCTTATTTTGCTTCTCAAAATTCAGCTTGGGAATCTGTATTTCATAAGGTAAATAAAGAAGGAGTTGAAGGTAGAGAAGTTTCTTCAGAAGAAGGATTTGCCGGAGGAGTGATAGAAGGAAGTGGAGGAAGAGAAATTAACGTATTCTTTCAAGATGAATCTGATATGCTTGATGCTATTAGTGATTTCCCTAATGCTATTGCTGATATTATTGAGCCATCTGAAGATATGCCGTACTATGTGTTATCTATAATTGCTCCTGAAGGATATTCTGCTGATAATAAATTTGAGTCTTTTCAAAATAATAAACAAAGTAAACTTGTGTATAAAGAAGGATCGTACCAAAAGGTAGATTCCGAAGGAGATAGTTATGACGGTAAAAAATACACTACAGCTTCAAAAAAGGTAGGAGAGTTTGTTGAAGATTCCGCTGATAAAGCTGAAAATTTCAATAAAGCTTTTGATTCGGAAGTTAGAAAATTAAGAAATGCAACTAACGCCCAGAAGAATGATGAAGGTAAATTTGTAGATGAAAATGGAGAAGTATTACCTCTTCAGGATAAGGCAGCTTTAGCTTCAAGATATGGAGCTGTAAGAGCTGAGTTTTTGAAAGATTACGAATCTAAAACTAATGAGAATTACAGCAAGGGATATAGCGTTATTCATTCTTTAATGAAGTTGTTTTATACTCCAATGATTGATACTGATGTTATCAAATCTCATTTGTCTAGTAAGATTAAAAACGAAGAAGTTCTTTCTGATTTCTCGGATCAATTAGCAGATGTTATTGATAAATATGGCAAGTCGTCAGGAGGTAAGATTCTAGCTACGGAGTTAAGTTTTATTGACAAGGAAGCTTTGATTGCCGGCAGATCTCATTTAGTGGTTCAAGAAACGGTGGCTGGGAAGAAGATTACTAAGATGATTAAATTCAAAGTCATGCCGGACGCTTATTTTACTGATGGTAAGATTAATGATAAATATACTACGAGTCTTCGTGATAAGCTTTTTAAGAATCCATTAAGAACAGTAAAGGCTTCGATGTCTAATAAAGATGAAATAGAATTAGGGTTGGAAGCTAATGCTATTTCTAATGGCACTCAATTTACTATTCAGGAGATTGAAATTATTCCTATATTAATTAACTTTGATAACAAAAATGAGATTTCATCATTAAAAATAGCTGAAAATATAAAGGTTAAACATGATTCTTCTTCTAAAGATAGAGTAGAAAGAGTTCGGTCTCATGTGCAAAGAATCGAAAAACTTTATGAAGATAATATTGTAGCTGAGATTAAGTATGATGATAAAATGAATCCTGAATACGTTTCTCGAATGAAGGAAGCTGTAAGGTCATTAATGGGAGCCTTTGGCACTAAAAAGCTATCTGATATAAGTTTAGAAATGTTTAATTCGGCTTTAACCGAGGAGGGTAATAATTTCAAGGGAATACTTATAGATTATCTTGGATTTACTATTGAGGATATTGAAAAGAAAGGGGTAGCAGAGACATTATCTGCTTTTGGATTAGGGGTTCCTAAAAACGAAGTAGCAGATCATGCAGGATTTCTTTCTAAAGTTAAAAATACCGTAACTAAATTAGCTAAAGATGCTAAGGGTAATGTTATTAAAACATTTACTGGAAAAGATTTAGTGATAACTGTTAAATCTAATGATCCAGAATTAATGTTGGCTGCCGATAAGAAGGCTGTAGACGAGATTATGAAAGATTTAGAAAAGGAGCTTAGTAAGGTTCCTGGAACCGTTATCGATAAGTTGAATAATTTCATAACCAATGAAAAGTTGTTATTGAAGTATAATGATTTACTACAACCATTTAGTGCTGATGTAAAATGGCATTATACTGACACTATTCATAAAGCATTATTTGTTCAGACTTTATTTAAAGATTTTGTAAGAGAGAACAAAGAAGGATTTAAGTATGCTAGATTAGCTACTATGCTTGTTGCCGATGCCGTAAAAACTGGAGCATTCCAGATTAATGATTTCAACTATAAGCTAGGCAAGGTGGCGGCTAATTTCATTCTTGACAGAATGATCGGAGATGATAAAATGTTAATCCAATACCTTAACAATAAAAAGGGAGAAGCTGCTTATCGTCATATAAATAAGGTAAATGAACTTAAGAGCAAATTGGATTCTTATAAAGATATTGATTTTTCTAAAATAACTAAGGACAATGGATCTAGGTTAGTATTTAAAAAGGCAAGTGATGTTACCGGAAAGATAGAGAAAGAATTTTTAGCTTACATTGAGGATCTGCATGTAAAGTTTAATACCGATCATAGTGTAGATGCTGAGCAGAATCAAGAAATTAATGTACCTTCTAAATTTATGAACTCTTTAACTTTCTTAAAAGAATATGGAGGAGGATTAGGATTAAAAAGGTTAAGAGCTAAATCTTTATATAAATTACTGAAAAATAAGCCTTACGACCATGTTAATGTTCAAAAGGAAATTAATAGTACAGAATCCTTTACTTTAGGTCAGTTAAAAGACATGTTAATTAACGAGCAGAAGTATGGCTTAGGATTAGATAATCATAATTCGATGAAGCAACTTCTTGGAGATAAGTATGAATCTACTAAGGAGAATCTGAAAAGATGGGATAAGCAAGCTAAGAGGTTTTATGAAAAAACAAAGGTAGATTATAAAGGAAAATCTGTTATTTACGATCAGAAAGGAACTTATGTTTCGGGTCAAAGAAGATTAGATAGTTTAGTTGCCGACCCTAATAACATGGTAGCATTAAAGGAATATTTATTCTCTATGGTAAATAAATATGAGATGGATAAACTTATTCCTTTGGCTGATATTGTTACCGATAAATATGAAGGACAAAAAATAGCATCTAAATATTTAGAGCAGATTGTAGATCATGATATTTATGGTAAGGATATTGATATAGACCATGCTTGGATTAGGAATATACTAAAAGCAATAATGTCTCTTACTTATTATTCAAGAATGGCTTTTGGGTTAAAAACTGCTGTATTTAACAGGCTTGCTGGAGTTGTAGATAATACTGTTAATCACCCTGAAATGGCTTTTAAAATGACAAGATCTTGGGGTAGTAATTTATCTACTCCTGAAGCTAGAGCTAGATTTAGCAAGGCTATGAAGGTAATGGAGAACATGAACATTGGTCGTATGGCTACAGAACGTGAACATGGTAATAAAGGAGAAGTGTTAGAGTATCTTAATAAGATTGGATCTATGCCGCAGAATATTGCAGAGAAGTACAATCAGGGGTCTTTATTCTTAGGCGTGTTATCTCAATTAAGAACCATGGAAGTTATGGATAATTATGATGAAAAAGGATTCCCTATTCCAGGACGAGAAGATTATATAATTCAGCCTGAAGAGTTAAGAATGATAGAAAATACTATTCGTAATGTTCATGGAGATTACGGCAAAAACAGACCTCCGTTATCTTATTACATTTTAGGTAGAGTTTTTGGTCAGTTTGTTTTAGGATGGGGTCAGGCTAAGATTCTTAATCATTTTGGAGCTAAGATTATAGATTCAAATGGGATAGAGCAACAAGGTTTTGTAAATAGGAATATAGAGAACTTAACAACTGTTTCTAAAAGGTTATTTAAAAGCAAAGAGTATAAAGATGCTAATCCTATTAATTTCACTAAAAAAGACGCTAACGCATTAAGAACTTTAGCAATTGAAGTAGCTTTAGGAGCCTTAGCTTCGTTAGCTTATCATAATTTAAAAGATGAAGATAAGAGGAAGCGTAGACTTAAGCCTGTAAGAGGAACTGATGGTCAATGGGAGGTTTATTATCTTGACGAAAAAGGAAATGAGATTCTATATAATAAAGCCAGAAGTTTAAAAGATCTTACTGAGAAGGAATCTTGGCATTATATGTTAGTAGATATGGCTAAATATACTTTAGGTAGAGCAATTGGAGATCTTGTTGCTGCTTATCCTATTATTGATGGTTGGATGATTGATAAGAAAGGTAGTGGACAGCAAGTAGGTGGGCTTTGGGACACGTTTACGGCATCTAAAATCCCTCCGGTTATCGCTACTATCCTTGATATGGTAGAATTAGCTCAAAAGTTAGAAAAGTTAGTAGTTGACCCTATGTCTGACAAGATTAAGAAGGCTGATTACACTAGGGAGCTTGGAGGTTCTGAATTTATGAACGAAGCGGCAAAACTTGCTAGTCCTAAAGGTTTGGTAGATATTTATTCTATTTATAGAGTTGCTACTAATGCTCCTTATGAAGAAAGTAAGGCTGTGAGTAAAGAGAATAAACTTAAAAGCTATTTTGTAGATTACTTTTCTAAAGAATGGGAAAATAATGATAAAGATGTATATCTTGTAAATGACAAAGGAGTAAGTGAAATTAATCCGGCATTTGTAGATTACATTAAGACTTCTTTAGAAAGTGGAGGAGAGGAATTGATGGATAAGATTTCTGCTGAGTACGGCTACGATCATGGTAGTGACGAGAATTTTAATAAATTGTCAGCTACTGAACGTCAAGACTATATTAATCAAGAAAGAAGGATAGAGCAGGATAGGATTAAGGATGCTGAAGAGCGAGTTAGGAATGCCGATAGAGAGAAAGTAAATTATGCTATATTCGAAGATGATGACATGATTGAAGAAACTATGAACAAAATAAATGCTAAAGATAAAAAAGAAGAGTAAAATTGAAAAATAATTTATAAATTTACAAAAACATAAAGACATGAGTTTAATACTTAGTTCATTGATTCAGCTTAATTCAGGCAACACTTCACTTACGATGTTTGATAATACTGGAGACTATTCTTTACTTAATCCTGGAGGGTATGGCACTCCAAATCCTGCGACTTCTGACGTAACTAAAGCTACTTTGACTATAGATATTCAAGGTTATAATAGTTATGCTCCGGTTACGGTAGATATTACAGCTAATTTTGCTGATTTATTTACTACCGGATATGTTCTTACAGCAATGTCGGCTTTAAACTTGCCGGTGTTTCCTGACGGATGGTATAAGTTTACTTACTCCATTATCGCTTTAGGTATAGAGTATAACTACATTAATACCAATGCTTTTTGGGGAGACGTTCAATGTTGCGTTAAGAAGGCTGTTTTGCAACTTTCTATTCCGGTAACAGACGTTAAAAAGGCTGAACAAGTTCATTACTTAGCTTTAGTTTTCGATTCGTTAACTTCTTCTGCTTGTTGTTCTAATATGGATTCATTTACATCAAAACTTAAAGAGCTTAAAAAACTTTGCGGTGGATGTGGAGACTCTAATTACTTAAATAGTACAAATACTAACGGATCGTATTCCGGAGGGTGTAAGGGAGGGTGTAACTAATGGCTACATTTAACTTTACTCAGGAAGAACTTAATACGTTCATAAATAATTCTCAATGCTGCTTTTCTTCAAAGGTTGATACTTTGATAAATTTAAAGAACATTGGAGATGATTCTTACGATCTTTTTAAAGCCGAATGTATGACTCTTGATGTAATGTTAAGAGCGATATCAACGGATATATCAACAGAGGTATGTTTAACGCAATCTGACTTTGATTATATCTTCGAGCAAATTAATAAATCATGTTGTAACTGCCGTTAATATGGAATGTATACAAGCAAATAATATGCAAATCTTCTCCGGACAACCGGGAAAGAATCCTTACTACTCTACATTGAGTTCTTACCATATAACATTGCCGGTAAATAGTGCTAATGTGGTTACTGATTATACCGGTGCCGAAACTATGTTTAGGTTTTTTATTGGTAATCAGGAGCAAAATGTAGATGCTAGTCATCTTGTTACATTCCCTAGTTCCGGCTCAGATGTAACTTATAGTTTAGCTAATGAAGTTGGAGGTAAAGGAGTAGTTTTTACAGTAACAAATGTAGCTGACTATGTTGACAGTCAAGAGTTAGTAACAATTAGATATACTTTGGGTGGAGTTAATTACGAGCAAGTTTATGCCTTAACGAAATCTATTGCTACTGAGAATATAGATAGCTGTTTAGTTAGTTCTCAGACTGATATTGTTTATGCCGTACCTTCTACTACTGAGCAGTTGGTAAAGGCTATAAGAATACCAGCAGGCACAATGAAAGCTAGTGGAGATATTTTAGAATTTAGCGTACAAATAGGATCCATAAATCAAATTACAGATGGAATGCCTTTTACTAGTTATGTAAATATATCGATAGATGGATTGGTTTTGATAAACTGTCCATTTTATCATTTAAACAAAAAGACGGTAACTTTTAAGATAGATTACAATAATCTTATTTTAGAAACAAGAAATGAGTCAGGATCAACTAATCCAAGTATAAACATGAGTCTTAGGTCTCCTAATGCAAATACTAAATTAGGTTTTACTTCGATAGATTGGTCGGTAGATAATTTCATAAACGTAGTTAGCTTTATTGACGCTGCATCTATTCATGCCGATGTTAAAGTCCCTTGTAAGGAATTTAAGTTAGAATATAAACATAATCTTAATTCTCATTAATATGATACCAGGTTGTAATAGTACGACAAGTACATCTATATCCGGAACCGATGCTATATATTCTTTCTTAGAATCTGATTCTATAGTTTTGGTTAAGAATAGCAATGGGGGATATAAAAGTATTCCTTCTGCTTTCCCTAATATGTTTACTGTTCAGCAAGGAGGAGTTAATGTATTTTTGGATCCAAGTATCATAACTTATGTTTCTGAGAACCCATTATTGTCTTTCGAGTTCTTTTCAGATCCTTCAGGAAGTTTAAGAATATACTTTGATAATGTGCCGGCAGGAATAATTTCTACTTATGTGGATTTTTCTTATGCTTATGGAGGGGAAATGTTTACTAATAGATGGACTATAGATGCCGTGCAAGACGGATCAGAAAGCTCTACGTTAGTTTATTCATCTCCTACTCTTATCGCTAAACAGGCAGATCATAATTACACTACGGTCGTAAATGATATTGAGAGGGTAATTAAAGAGGTGTTTACTTCAGGAATGTTCAGGTATAAAGGAGATGTTGTGAAGATTTCTTTTTATGCAACTTCGGACATTACTTCAAGGTTAGGTAATTATTTTGCCGTTAGAATTGGAGCGAATAATGTTTTCAACTTAATATTTAAGTTTGATATTCCTCAAAACTCAGATAGTATTGGCAAGTATGATATTGTTTTAACTGCCGTAAATGGATCTTATGACACTCAGTTTCTAAGTAATCAACAGATTCAGTTAAATGTAGCAAATTATGCTACTTCAACAACAGCTTCTGGAGCTTCTTATTTATCTGACATTTATACTAATGAACCGGTAGATCTATTGGTATCTAACACTAATATGGGAACCGTTCAGTTTATATACAACTACGTAGAAACGTTAGGTAATGGAAGGTTTATTAAAATGTGGAATTTCACTATTGAAAAATTCCCTAATAAAAATATTTTATAGTTATGACAAAGATAAGATGTACAAGTTTAGGAGTAAATCCTAGAAATGGATTAGATGCTGCTTATCCTTATCTTTCGATAGGGTCTATATTGCTGAGTGCTTCAGATTACGGTACTGTTTCTGATTATACTCAAGCTTCTAGTGTATTTAGATTTTATGCTGCAGGGCAGGAGGTAGATTTAAGCTCTGCCATGCTAACTGTTGTGCCGAGTAATTTAAGGATTTCTTATTCTATATCGAATGAGATTGGAGGATTAGGTAAGGTCGTATCTATTATTCAAATTGCTAGTACTTATTTTCAGGAGTGGTTAGATATTTCATTTGTATATAATGGAGTAACTTATAAGAAAAGGTTAAATATTGCCAAGGTAAAACATGGAGGAGTAGGCAATCAGATTATATATAATGATTCAGTTAATCATGTTATAGCCGTAAGTTCTGTAAATCCTTTTACAAAAACATTAACTGGAATGAAATTAGGTGCCGGAGATGTTATTACAGGAAGATATTTATTTTCTTCTACGGCAGTAAATTCTGTAGTATTTGAAACGTTAGGAGTGTCTATAACTCAGCAGTTGAATAGTGATCCAGTATTAGGGTCTAGCTTTATGGATATAAATATTCATGTAGTAAATTACAATGTTAGTACAGGTCAGTTAGATTTTTATATATCTCATATTTCAGGGAATCACTTCCCTTCTACAAGCAATTCTTTTCAAGGTTACAGGTATGAACATACGATTATATTGCCGTATCAATCTACGGTTTATTTAACGGCAGGAAATCCTATTATTTCTTTTGGAATATCAACAGCATTAACCAATTTAACTATACTGAAAAATTTCAGTGTAGAATATAAACAAAACTTTAATAACACTTTATTCGTATGGTAAACTATACTTCTCAATCAAATACGCTAACTGCAGGCGGTGGCGTGATAACATTAAGTTTAGGTAGAGCTGAAGCTTTATTGATATTAACCGGCTCGGCAGTATTAACAGGAAGTTGGTCTGTTACGGCTCCGGGGACTCCTATAATCGGTCAAAACATAAAAGTGCTATACAATGCTAGTTTAAGTACTAGTACTGGAAATACTGTAGCTATTTTAGGTTATGTGTTATCAACAGAGGAGATGGCTCATTATGGTATTTATGATTGTACATGGACTTCTTATGGATGGTCGGTAACTAACATTCCTACGTTTGAAGGCACCGGTTGGATAAAAGGAAATAAGATTGTTCCTGGATCTATTCCGGGATCGTCTATGACGGCAGGTTCTGTTACTAATGCTATTTTAGCTACTATGGCAAGAGCTTCTGTGAAGATAGGAAATGCTACGAATGTAGCTTCTGACGTACTCCCAAGTGTTGCAGGTCAAATTCTGCAGTACAATGGAACAGATACTGTATTTCAAGCAATGTCTGGAGATGCTACTATAAGTTCATCAGGATCTGTCACTTTAGCTTCAGGAGCAGTAACTAATGCTAAGTTAGCTCCGATGGCAAGACGTACTGTAAAGGTTGGTATTTTGGGGAATGTGGCTTCGGATTTAGCCGTAGGGGATGGTCAGATAGTTGTAGGTAATGCTACGGATATTGCAGCAGTAACTCCTTCCGGAGATGTCCTTTTAACAAATACAGGAGCAATGACAATTCAGCCTAGTGTTATTGACGAGACTAAGGTTACGTGGGTTAAAGATGCTAATAATGTGTATGCCGGAATAGCTACAACCAGGCTTATTGAAGACGGGGAATTAAGAGCTTATCTTGATGGCACAACTAGAAATTTGGTGGCTGTAAAAGCCGGAGATATTATTATCTCAGCAAGAATGACAATTACTACTGCTTCAGGAACCGGAACCGATAGGATTCAAGTGGGAGTAGATTCTAATGTAAGACCTGCAGGAGCAGTTGTCGATGGATTATTATTAAATGTTACTCCAAACGTTCCTGGAATATATGCTACTACTTCTGCTAGTGGATTTTCTACTTATGTAGGATCGTTAGCTAAGATAGGTTATCAACATGTAACTGCAGATGGATTTGTGACAATAACAAGTAATGTTAATATCTCAGCTACAGCAGTTAATTTAGCTTTAATTGTAGAGGTTATGAGTAAATAGGATATAAGTAAGAGTAAAAATAAAAGCCCCTTAATTTGGGGCTTTTTTATTAAAATAAATATGGTTAATTAATGGACAAATAAAACATATAAATTTATATATATATAAAATGGACAAATAATATAATTAATTTAATGGACAAATAGGATAGTTTAATTTATTTTCATATATTTGTATAGTAATTTTAATACGTAAATATATGATAACGGAAGTGATAATGAAGCGAGAGTTATTTGGGTGTCAAATATCTCAAAAAAGCAAGAGCGAGTTTTTTAGTGCTACGGACTTGGTGAAGGCAGGTAATAAATGGAGAATGTCTAACGAGATGGTTGGATTTAATCTTGGAGCTTATTTTAAAAGCGTTAAAGCTAAAGAGTTTATTAAAGAAGTTGAGGGCAAATATGGGGCTTCCATAATTTCAGGTAGAGGAAGAAACAGTCATACGTGGGTTCATCCTTTAGTATTTATAGATATAGCTTTAGATATAAATCCAAAGTTGAAATTAGAAGTTTACGAGTGGATTTTTGACCAGTTAATTAGGTTCAGGAATGATTCAGGAGATTCTTACAGGCAAATGTCTGCAGCAATATTCTCTAGGTATCAAAACGTAAGAGAATTTCAAAAGTATATATCAGGAATTGCTATCTGTATTAAAAATAATATTGGAGTTAAAGACTGGGAGCATGCTACTGAATGTCAACTGAAAAGAAGAGATAAGATACATAGTAGTATTGTTACGTTAAGTAACGTAATGCAAGATACTGATGCTATAGTTAGGCTTGCTATTGAAATTAATAAGTAACATTTAAATTTATATATATTATGAAATCAGAAAAAAAGAAACTAAATAATTTAGTTTGTGCTGAAATGGCAATTAATGGATTTTTAGAAATGCCGGAAAAGGCTAAGTTAATTTATTTGGATTGCCTATTAAAGCCTTTATTGCCAGTAATAAGATTAACTTCAAAGGAGGTGTTAGATTTGATATTGAGATAATAATGAGGATATTGTAATTTAAGACAGGTCTAAAATTATAGGAATTATTAACTTGTATGCAATTAAATTATAAGCCCCAATTAAGGGGCTTTTTTATTTAACAACTTGCATAAATTTGAATAATACTTGGTCGTAATATTCTCTAAAAGTTCTATCGGTAGTGTATAGGCTATTAAAAGTATCTACAGTTCTCATACATGTAGAATGATTCCTATTTACATATAGACCTATGTAGTAATAAGGAATGTTTAACACTTCCCACATTATCTTTACGGCAATAAATCTTGAGTACATTAGCTCTGGTTTATTCTTACGTATGCGGAAAATATCTTCAATAGATATCTTACATGTCAATGCTGTAATTTTTAAAAGCATATCTACATTAAGTTGCTCGGTAGTCTTATTTTGTATTACATAGCATACTTTAACTTCTACTCCAAGTAGATTAGTCAAATCTATTGCAGCTCTTTCTGTTAAGCGTTCAGCTTTTGCCAAATCTTCTCGTTTAAATTCCGTATTCTTCATATTCTATTGTATGGTGTGTAAAGTAAGGATTTTCAAAAATATCTTCCGGAGTTATTTTATAGACATAAGGGAAGAAAGGAATTGAAGTGATATTATTATAAACGAAAGAAACAAATTCAGCACAATTAAAGACTAAACCTTTATTTCTACCTATCCATATTCTTTTGCCGGATAATATATAAACCGGCTGAGCAACAAATGAGTTAAAGTAGCTATAAGGGGTGTTTCCTACCATTGGCAGCATGAACTTACCTATCTCTACTCCGTTTATTGGAATTCTAGGTTTTTGTAGATGTAAATTAACTCCGGGCTTGAGATAATCTTTAAAAGGAGTATTTCTAACTCCAAACTTATCTGATTCTATTACGAATAACTCTCCGTAGCACCACCAGAAGATCGCTGTGTGGCTCCATTTTGATTTAGTGAACCATTGTATCTTTTTACTAAGAAAAGATGAAGAGGACGTTACAAAAACGTCCCCAGTATTAATCTCATTAATTCTCATGTTGTAAGTTTTTAAAGTAACCATCTTGATTATCTTGTCTATTAGTAAAGTTACAAGGAATATCTTTACAGAAGCTATAATCTTCATAATAAAAATCGCATTTATCGCAACCTTCTTCAGAAGTATTCATTTGCTTAATAAAATCCTTCCTAGACCCGTCCGGACAAGCTATACAATTCTCGTCCGGAGAGATTAAAATTAAATTAAGATTCATTTATTTTTTTATTAGGTAATTTAGTTTGAATAAAATATCCATCCATCCTGTCTTTCCTAATTTCTGCAGAGCAAGGAGCAAAAGTTTTGCATATCTTTAAGGATTCATTTTTAAAAGCACAGCTTTCACATTGTGCGATTCCTTCTTGATATTTAAATTCAAATTCTGCTCCGTTAGGTAAAGATATAATGTTTTGGTCTTTAGATAAGTAAATGTCATTTATTTTCATTGTCTTCTTTATTAAATTTAATGTAATATCCATTTTCTTTTTTACACCATCCATCTTTGTGGAATATAGGGTTATTAATAACTGGAGATTCACAATGAGGAATACGATGTCCTTCTTCTTTTCCGTGTTTGTGAGTTTCTTGGCAAAAAGGACATTTTATTTTGCCATTTATATCAGAAACTACCAATGGGTAATTTACTCCATCTTTTACAATTGTTTCCATTATTTTTCAGTATATAAAGTTTTAAAAAAATATTCATCGTACTCAGTAAATGACAATCCTAAAGCAGAAAGTATCATACGTTCTACTGTTTCTGACGTTTGATGTTCTATACGGTAAGGGCTTCTAGGGTCATCTCCTGGTTCGGCTTCTGGAGAGTGCAATCCGGCTTCTTGTTCTTTGCCGAACATTTCATCGTGAGCCTGAATATCTTCTTCTGTAACTCCATGAAACTCTGTCATTGTAATCTCTACAAGCTCGTGGATCATAATTAAATTTTCAAATAGCTTTTGGTATCTTTCGTCAATATCTCCACGTAGAGATGATACTTTTATAACTTGATCGCCATTGTCTTTGTAATAGTAGTCTCCAGCACCTTCTGTTCGTTGTTCTGCGTGAGGAATTACCTCTATTTCTATCTTTCTCATATTTTATTTATTATGGTTAAAAAATTCATTAGCAAACCCTTGACTGCATAAGCTCCTAAAATCAGCATCGTTTTTAACAAATGGTTTAGCAAATTCAAATTCAGGTATGAAATTAATTGCTGATTTATGCAAAAATGCTAAAGCAGGTTTAGGTCTTCCTGGTCTGATATATAATTTGTTATTCTTAGGCACAACTCCCCAATTAGAATATAATGGAGGAGGGATTTTAAACTCTCCCCATAAAGCTGTTTTTTTCGTCCATGGGCTACCATATTCCCAAGGTTGATATGTTAATTTCGGGGTTCCTAATATATCTTTAAGTTTGCCATTAAATGGATTTTCTAAAACCCAGAATTTAGGATTGCAGTCTTTTATGATCCTTAAACAATGATTAACTAATATCATACCTTTGTCAATATCATTGCTTTTATGAAACCCTTTAGCCGTAGATAGCTCCGTGCATACAGGGTTCGCTATAATTCCATAAACTTCCATATTTGGAATATAATTTTCAACCCCAATACTTTCTCCTATCATTATAACATCGTATTCTTCATTTAATTGATAAGGTCTACTATCTGAGCCTATATCTGCACAAAGATGCAATATTATCTTTCTCATTAGTTTATAAATATTAGTTCGTTAGCAAAAGGAAGTGTTTTAATCCAGTCAATAAAAATATGCCATTGAGGTAGCTTGTGTGAAGACCTCTGCAGCCATATCCTACGTAATGTTTGGTAGTTATAGTTAATAACTCTTTCTTGTAAATATCCGTTAGGGATAGTGCTTTTTATAAATTCTATAGGAACATCTCTTGTTATTAATCCTTGCAATAAGAACAGTTCGCTTTCTATTAAAGGATATTCAAAATTATTATTACTTAATTTCTCTTTCTTCAACGTGTGCATAGTTGATTCAGAGCAACCACGAGTAACTCCAGAAGTATAAGTATTTTCTTCTGACCACCAAAACAAAGGGGCGTTAATTCTTGCCGTAGCGTTCATAAGTCTTACAGTCTTACTATGCTCGTCTCCTTTGCGTATTAACGATTGAATTAATGCAATGTCTTTAGGGTCTAATGTAACAGAACTAGTATAGTTAATTTCTAATCCTACTTCTACGTCATAATATGATTCGCATACAGACCTGCATTCTTTTTTGAAAGGCAAACGTAGCGATTCAAATGCTCCTACGAATCCTGCCGTTTCTATGGTTTCTATCTTCATCTTCGTATTTTTTTAATTGTTTATAAACTGATTGTTGATTCCATTCTTTTACCGTTCTTACGTTAGTAACAGTATCTGTATTTGATATGTACATTACTCCGTTATTCCACCATACTGAGTCTGTCCTGTTATTATCATGAACGGCTTTAGAAATTGTAAACTTACTTCCGGTGGTATGGTGTATCTGAATTATTAGTAACGTAAAAAATAATATTCTCATAAATTAGTAAGCTTTACCATGTTTATTTGGTCTTGTAGAGTTATATCTCATTTTAAGTTCTACATGTTTCTGTATGTCTATTTCATAATATCCACACAAATCGAAAATTCTAATTAATGTGTCGGCAATTTCATCTTCAAAAGTATCTTTAATGTTATTTCTAAAGCTTATGTCAAACTCTTCAGGAGCACTTCCTTCGTTAAAATCATCTAAATCTATACGATAAGCAAACTGGTCTTTCCTATCAGCTTCTAAAGCTTCTCCAAGCTCCGAGACTATAAGCATTAATAAAGTTCCAGTTTCTTTTTTATCTTCATAGAATCCTTTGCTTACAGCCATCTCGTGGGCTTTATTTGATAGTTCTGTTAAGTTCATGTTTTTAATATTTAAAATAAATAAAAATAAAAGCCACAACACAAGTCATGGCTTAATTAATTTGCTACTTCGTGATAATCTTTGGAACTCTAAGTTTTTTAGGTTCGTCAAGAGTAATGATTTTCTGACTAAAAGGAAGCTTAATTTCATCTTCCGGATTAACCCAGCACCAACCTTCGCCTTCTTTACCTAAATCGTCATACCCTCTAATTTCCATAGAAGCGATAAAAAGATATCCTATGCCTGTATTTTCATCATAGAACACTCCAAAAGAAGGCTCGTCAATAGTAGTAACTTTAGTGTGCTTATTTTCTACAATAGCATTCCATGGTCTTACTGCCATTCCTACTTTGATATAATCCTTTCCAGAGAATGTTTCAGATATTGCTACTACAACATACTTAGGTCTTAACGGAGTAATAATGCCGTTAATCATTTTATCTTCGGCTTTATGGTATTGAACAAATACTCCATCGCCATAAGGCTTAACTGTTGGCTTTCTTAATTTAAACATAATTTTATAATTTTAATTGTTAATAAATGAAATAGTTTTGTGTACTGGGATCCATTGGTGTATAGCTTCAAGGAATGTTTCTTTTGATGCCATTTTACCTCGTAAGACTTCGTCAGGGAGGTTTTCTTTCTTCAATGCCGCAATGTACTTATTCTTAACTTTTCTAAAGTCTATACAGTCCGAATAGTCTACATCGAAAAGATGGCATTTATCATTAACTCTACGGTACATTTTAACATCGTCAAGAAGATCGTATATTGCCTGAGGGTTGTATAGTTCTTTTGAAGCAACAATTACTCCTTCAAGATCTGAAACTTTATATTCCCTATCCTCAGAAACTCCTAAGAATAAATATGCCGGAGCTTTTAACTGTTGAGCTACATGAAGTCCGAATTGACCCCAGCCATTAGAATAGTGGTTACAATCTTTTTCCCATGTTAATGATGCCGGTAGATATAGAATACCATTCTTTCCCCATTGTTCCGGAGAAGTAACTTTAATGTTATCAAACTCTTCATCTGTAAGGTAAGAATATAAGCTGTCTTTAATTGACTTGTTAATATCATCTATACCTAATTCAGGTTTAAAGTTTACAATAACAATCTTTACATCTTCAGGCTGAATCCAACCAGTAAAGGCAAATGTATCTTTAGGCTCCGGGAATACTTCAACTTCCGTTCTTCTTTGCTTTACGAAAGCTTTACAATCTACCATTATAGTAGATTCTAAGTAATAGTTAACGATCTCAGCCCAGGTCATTGAATTGTGTTTTAAGGTTAAGTAAAGCCTGAGTCTCATTATAAGGCAAGGCATCTACGTTAAGAGTTAGTGAAATGCAGTATCTAATACTAAGCCAGATTATATCTTCTTCCTTAAGGGCATTTGTCGGATTGTCTTTATTCAAGTATCTTGACAACTTCTCTTTGCAGATAGAATTGCGACCTAATTTTATAGCATCATTTACTACATCTACGTTACGTAATTCTAGCTGTATTAGTCTAGCCTTAATTACGCTTCTTGTTAGAAGTGATGATTTTACAATTGATTGTCTCATGTTATTTAATTTGTTTGTATTCTTCTGGATTTCTAATGTAGATATCGTATTCGGTGGCAAGGTGTGCGATAAGTTTATCGATATAAGTTTTAACTTCTTCTCTATTATAAGAGTTGAAATCCGGAACAAACATCTTAACACTCTCTTCTCCTTTTTTGTCAATATAAACCTTTGGATACTCTTCTAATTCTCTAAACAGCTCTTGATGTATTTCTTTCTCTGAAAGCCCGGAGAAGGCATTAGAATTCATACATTCAGATTTATATATCCCTCCGAATAAAAAGCCAAGTTGAGAAGGAGTCTTTTTTATATTCTCCTCCTCAATTGTAATAAAGTATCTGCTAGTAGGCTTAAGTCCTTCAATTTCTTTTATCCACATTTCGGGGTTGTCAAAAACTATCTGACTTTTATTAGCCTTTTTTCTAACAGCATGTTTATATATGGCTTTTTTCATACTACCATTCTTCTTTTACTGCTCCGATTTCATCTGTAGGATTGTTGATCCCGGTTTGATCTACATCTGTTTGAACTGAAGAGTTTGCAGTTTTGTACTCATTGGAGTTTTTAAGTTGCTCTACTCTCCACTGCCATTGTTTAGGAACTGCAGCTAATTCTTCTTCAGTATAATCAAGAACATCAAGAATAAGTTCAGGCATTATAGCTGGAGGAACTGTTACTCCTTTCATCACTGGAGATATTGATTTGATCTTTAAGAATGAATTACCTTTCTTTGTTACGGCTTTCTCTACGTTAAGAGTACAAGCTTTACCAAGTAAGTCGTAAAGGTTAAAAGCTTTAGCTTCTGCTGTTGTGCCGAACTTTTTAGGATTCCAAGCTTGCATAGCTTTGAATAACCCGGACTTGTCTGAAATGATTTTAGAAAATTCAATTGCTGCAGTAAAAGGTTTTTCTCCTTCGCCTTCCCAGAACTCAGCAATCTCAGTAGGTAGTTCGAACTCTAAAACAATAGCATCTTTGAATTCTTTATTACCGAATCCTCCACTGCCATCGTCTTTGCCGAAAAATTGGTTTGGTTGATTACCGATAGCATAGATGCCGAATAATCGTGCTGAGTAGGTTCCTGACTCAGGATATGCTACTTCTAATCCCTTTCCTGTTCCTTCAGGAATAATCATTGCTTTGCGTTCTCTTTTTGCTTCTGACATAATGTTAAGTGTTTAATTGTTTATATATAAATGTTAATTAGTAATTTAAAATCCGTAGCCGTAGCCGTAGCCGTTGCCGTAGCCGTTGCCGTTGCCGTTGCCGTAGCCGTAGCCGTAGCCGTCGCCGTCGCCGTTGCCGTCGCCGTTGCCGTAGCCGTAGCCGTTGCCGTAGCCGTTGCTGTAGCCGTTGCCGTTGCCGTAGCCGTTGCCGTTGCCGTTGCCGTAGCCGTTGCCGTAGCCGTCGCCGTAGCCGTTGCCGTCGCCGTCGCCGTTGCCGTTGCCGTAGCCGTTGCCGTCGCCGTCGCCGTAGCCGTTGCCGTCGCCGTATGAATTCTGAGAATTTTCAAAATTCATGGCGATTCTTATATTTGAGTCCATTTGGTTTTGTCTACAGTCAAGGTGTGTACTACTGTTAGCCAGTCGAACTCTACTACGCCTTCGCATTTGTCAAGTTTAGTAGAAGATGTTGCTCCGTGTACTAATTCAGGAAGACCTTTTGTCGTCCCCCATGACCTAATATTGTAGGCATTTAGTAATTTGCAATCATTGCCTTCTCTTACGAATTTACCGATGTAAATCCATCCACGTTGTAGGACTACTATCTTTATGTCACCGTTAAATGCAGGTTGCGTTTTAATAGAATCTTCTCTAACGTACTTAACGTTATCTATTGTTATTGTTTCTGGTGTCATTTTTATAATGTTTAAATAGTTAAATATTAATTAATTTTAATTCCGTATATAGTCAAATCTTCTTCTTCGCAAAGCTCTAACTGGCGTATGTTAAAGAAGTCTTCAGATTCTCTTTCGTTACTCATGGATCCGGTTTTAGGATTGTACCACTCGAAAGTATCTTCAAGTATTTCTACTATCTGAACCGGCTTAGTGTAATTCTGAGATTTAATCATATCTCCAACTTTAATGTCTGATTCTGTGTTATAACTGTACTTTTTTGCTTTGGCTAACTCTGTCGAGTCAGTTACTATCACATTTGTGAAAATTGCTAAAATAGTCTTCATTTTGTTAATTGTTTATTTGTTTATAATTCTAGAATACAAAGTTATTAAAAAAAACAACAAACTACTTCTTTTTAGGATATTTTTTACCAAAAAGTAATTTATTAGCCCATAATTTTCTCGGCAGACTTGTAGAGTCTCCTTGATAAAAGAACCTACCGAAGTTAGGAATGTCAATATGGTATTTAAGCCTAGTTAGCTTCCTTATTCCATTGCAAGAAAAGAAGTCATTAACTATTTCTGTTATCAATTCTTTAGAATATATGCCTTTAAATTCAGCATATAGCTTATTGATAATATCTCTATTAGATGTTGGCTTAGGCATGATTAATGTCTTATTGATTGTTTTTGAAAAAATCTTACACCTTCAATTTTAGGTTCCGGCATAGAAGCTTTATTTGTTTTGATATACTCCTTTAATTTAGATTCATCTACCATTAAGAATTCTCTAGGAATAGTATTAATGTCAGTAATTTCAAACGTCCAGGTGTTTACTAATCCTACTTCTTGAGATTTAATTTCGGCAGCAATAATACTTTCATCTACTTTAAATTCTATAGCTTCAACTTTAGCTACTGTTTTACCTTCCAGTTCTTTTTGTTTAATATAAATAACTTGTGAAAGGTAAGAGAAAAGTTCTTCGGCTTGTGGTTTAGCTTTTCCGAAATCTTCAGGATCAGGGAACTTGGTGGTAAGAAAATATCTAACCTCATTACATTGCTCCGGCTTAGTTAATGCTACGTAAGGAATCTTACTTCCGGTAATAGTTAAAGCTTCTCCTCCATTAAGCATAATCATAATCCTGTTACGCATAACTTCTAACCGGTCTAAATGTGGCTTCATTTCGGTAGCAAGCTCTTCTCTTAATCTGTTAGCTTCAGCATTCTGCCAATCTATCATTTTTTGATTAACTCCTTTCTTAGCTCCTGCAATCCCGTCAAGGATCTCTTTTTTTGCTACGTCCCATTTCTTTCCTTCAGCTAAAGCAGGAGCCTTCCCTTCTTTATGAATACGTTCAACTTCCTTTTCAATTGTGCCGGCAAGTTTTAATGTATTGTTCGCAATAAGTAATGATTCTCTGCTGTCAATAGTTATGGCTTTTATTGTTTTTAACAAACCATCTCTTTGAGATAGTAAGGCGGCTGAAAAGCCTGTGAATTTAGTTATCTGTGTCATGTCTTTAAGTTTTAATCTAAAAATAATTCGTCAATTGATAGTTGCACTTGGTCTTCCATTTCTACTGAAAGAAGTTCAAAGAAGTGATCGGGGATTTCATAAACCTCAAGTTCCGTTTGGAAAGCGTTTATCTCCTCCTGGTATTTATGAATAGCCCTGTTTCTTGTTTCTCTATGTCCTGAATATATCTCCAGCTCTGAGAAGTCGAATTTCTTGGTAGTTACTACTACTCTATCGACAATAACATCTACTGTAGTGATGTTGTCGTCTGTTTCAAATGATAATCTAGCTTGCTCCATGATTATAAGTTTTAAATATTATTATACAAAGTTATTAAAAATAGCAACAAACACAAATGTTACATATACATTTTTTCGATTATTTTATTATAAGCTTTATTTGTGTATATAGTATTGCTAAGATTGAATGATTTAGCATATCCTGCAAAAGTTCTAGCGTTAGTATTTTCTGCTGTTTCTAGCCATTCTTGCAGGTATTTCTTTATGCTAAATTCTAGGTCGTGATGGATTTTAAATTCATTAAGCTGTCCATTTTGTTTCACAAACCTTATAGTTTCGCATGTTAGTTTTGCCATGTTAAAAGTCTATTTCTACTCGTTGAGTTAATGGTTCTATTGTTTCAAATGTTAATTCCGGTTGAGCCTTGCTTAGAAGTTTAAATTTTCCTAGAGGAAAAACTTTATCTCCGGAAGGTAATATTTCGTAATATCGTTGACTCTTCCTGTTAAACATTATACAAGGTGGAGAATTAGGGTCTGTTCTTATTCCTGAAAGCTTTTGATTCTTTACTTTCTGAACATGAACTTCTACCATTGTATTGTCAGGATCATCGCTATTACATATGTGAATACATATAGCAATGAATACTTTATTCCAAAACATAGAGCCTCCAGATAGATCAGAAACTTTAGGAGCTGACATTAGTTGTTTTTGATCTTTAGCTGTACGAGGGTGGGCGTTAATCCAAACGATAATGTTGTAAGTAGTTCCTAGTTTTACGTAGGCTGACAGCTCTTTATTAAGCCGTTCATCTTCTCGACCGCCTTCGCCTAATCCCTGATCTTTAGTAATAGCATTGTAAGGATCAATAATAAGACCGGCAATACCTAACTTTTGAACCATAGTCTTTGCTAGTGCTCTTAACTCTTCATGACTCCAGTCTTCTTCTCTGTTGTCAATAAAGAATATATGATCCTGAATAAAAGCTAAAGCTTCTTCTGCTTCTGAGAACATCATTCTATTAGGATTATCTTTGTCTGAGGTGTTACCTACTAGCATTTCTACACATGTTCCTAAAATTGTAGTTATAGGATAGTTCTCCGGAGAGTATATAGCCCATTTCCAACCATAAGTTAAAGACATATATAAGGCTATTTGTAGCGTAAAAGCTGTCTTACCATTATTTGGGAAACCGTTCAGAACCACAAGTTCGCCTAGTCGCAAATTTAAATGGTTCTTTAGCTTCTCAAATCCAACCGGCATACCTTTTGATTGTCCATGAAAAAACTCATGCTTATATTGGGAGTAAACGTCCATTGCAAATACTACTCCATCAACCGGATATTGTTCTGCTTCATCTAAGGTTCTAGCTAAAGCTTCTTTGCCAAAGTGTATAAGCATTTCGTTTGCATCTTTACAAGACTTCTCTACTCCTTCGGCATCTTTGTATTTGTACTTATGGAATTTAATCTTATAACACCTTTCTTTGCCTAGTCTCCTTACAAGCTCCTCTTGAAGCTTATATCCGGCAACGTCAGAATCGGTGGCAATGTAAATCTTCTCCATCTTATCAAAAGACTCAAAGCATTCTGTAAGGTATTCTAGGTTCTGCTGATTCTCTGAAATTAATGATCCGGTCTTTATGAAATGCTCTTTTTCTGCAATGCTAACATTTGCTCCTGTTGGGACAGATACGCAGTTTTTAATGCCGGCTTCCCAAAATGCAAGTTTATCAAACTCTCCCTCTACCCATACGCATTCTTTATGTCCTTTAATGTCATCAAATCCGTAAGGAATAGGTTTAGTATCTACAGCTTTCTTGATAGCGAAGTTCTTATGGTTATCTCTAAGTTTTACCATTCTTAATACTCCATGCCAAAAATATCTAAAGATTATAACATTAGTTGTGCTGCCTATCCCAGATTGTCTATTATGAATAAATTCTCTGCCGTGCCCTACTTTGCAATCTAGTAAAGTTTGCAAGCTAAACCCTCTACTTGACATGTAAGCCATTAGAGGTGCTGGAAAATCTTCTGAGACTTCTATTTTTAAAGGAACGAAAGTTGCTTTCCTTACGTATATAGACTCCGAGCAATGCTTACATATTCCTACCTGTTTCTCTACGTTCCAAGACAATGTCTTTGCGTTTGATTTCTTCCTAGAATCGGAACATTCAGGGCATCTTATTGAGATATTTCCAGTAGCTCCTCTAGGGATACTTAACGATTCTAAGTTTATTGCTTTGCTCATAATTTTAAGTTAAATTAAAGTGCGTGACTAACTGTTGAAGATTGAAGTATTAATAAAATCAATAAAAAAAGACTAGCGTAATTATAAATGCACGCACTTGTAGATTATTGTTGTTTCCCTTGTTTTATAATTTCATCGGCTATTTCGTAACATACTGTTACTTTTGGTTCCACATTAGCCCATTCTCTATTAGACATACATCCTGCCATTAATCTTACTGCAATTTCCTGCCTTTCTATTGAATGTAATTCATTTTGCATTAAGTCTAATACATCTTCTTGCAAATCGAAAATATTTTTATCTTTAGATTCATCTTGATTATATTTTTCAAATAAATCTCTAACTTTATCATACATAATTTCATCAAGTTTTAGTCGTTAAATAAATCTGTAATTGATTTTGCCGGAGTATTTGTTACCGGTGTTATAGTTTTACCTTGCTTTCTTAACTCAGCGTTAGCTTGATCCTTCCAATCTTCCTCCCAACGTTTAGTTGTAGTATTTAGAAAGACTGAAGCCCCCATAACCATACGGTCAAATGAGCATACGGCAAGATAAGAGAAGTAGTCATTTTTGGCTATAATAAGAGTAGTAACGTCAACTTCTTTTAAAGCTTTGTTGAATTTATTCTTAGCATCTGACTTGCTTCCTGTCCATTTCTTACCGTATATAGGTGACCAGAATCGTTCAAAATCTTCATCCGTACTTGCCGGAGTTAATGTTTTAAGATAATCATCGGCAATGCTTTTGTGCATATTAATGCTAAGCTTATCATCTCTTAACCATTCAAGGAATTTTACTATTTCTTCTTTAGTTATCATATTATATAATTTTAGATTTTTCATATTTATTTTTAGCTTCTTGATATTGTCCTAAAGTTGCTCCTAAAGATACATCGTACTTCCATGAAGCTAACTTATTTAGGTGCCAGTCACTTGCCGGACATTGGCTGATGTACTGATTAGCCATAGCTTTAGTGTACTCATTATTTTCATCATAAACTCCTAATTTTTTCATGAAGTCTATTTGAGATTCTGTAGCCGGATCTTGCATCTTATAACTATTAGATACTTTTACTTCCGGCAATTTAAATAAGTTTACTCTTACATCTGTTTTGTGTGCTGTTTGTAAATAAACTTTTCTTGCTTCTGCTATCTTATCTGACTGCTCCTTTCTTTTTTTATCGGTAATAAATACTCTTTCTTCAATAGGTTTACTACTATCTAACGACCAAGTATTGACTAATGTATGTTTTGAGAATAGATCCACGAAGTCAAGAACACAACCAATTTGTCCATGCTTAGCTACATATTCAGCATCTTTAAGCCGGTCGCAACGTCCAATTTGTTGTAAGTATAAAGCTAATGACTGAGTCGGTCTAGCCATCATAAGAATGCCTATGTTATTATAGTCGAACCCAGTAGATAAGATATTGATATTAACTAGAACATCTAATTCTCTACGTTTAAAACTTGCAACAACTTCTTGTTTATCTTCAGTAACATCTTTATTACTTACAACTATTGCCGATCTTATTCCTTGAGCTAAAAATGCTTCATTTAGATGTATAGCGTGCTGTGTTTCGCACGCAAAAGCCAAACCTTGCCTTCCTAGTCCATATTTAACATAAGAGTCTACAACGAGCTTATTTCGTTCAGGAGTATCAACGGCATTTGCCAGTTCATCAATTTTAAAATCTCCCATAGCTTTATGAGTCGAATCTAAGCTAACATGAGTCTTAATTCGGATAGCGTCAATTTGTGCTAAGTATCCTTCTTTTATAGCTTGTTCCATGCTATACTCGAATACTATTTTATCATACAAATTATCCATCCCTAAGCCGTCTGCCCTACAAGCGGTGGCAGTTAATCCGATAAGAAGCTTTGGAGTGAAAAATTTTACAGCTTTCATCCATGTCTTTGCCATGAATAAATGCGTTTCATCGATAACTACAAGGTCGAACTCTTCAGAATCGAATTGCTCTACCCTTCTAATTAATGTTTGAATTGAAGCTACGACAATTTTTGTTGTCATTTCATTTCGTGCAGCTTTAACAATGCCGACTTGCATCGGGTGGAATTTCTCGAAATCCTCAACCGCTTGCATGAGTAAATTCTCTTCATGTACTATGAACAATGTACGTTTAAACTTTGTAGATAGATGAACTCCCATGAAACGTTTACCTGTTCCTTGTGCCGAAACTATTAACCCAGCCTTACCTCCAGATTGGTAGTATTCTTTTACTTTATCGAAGCAGTCTTGCTGGTAAGGTCTAGGTTTCAATAGTGTTGTCATATTATTTGTCTTTGTTTTGTTCATCCAAAATTTCAAGGAATGGTATTTTCTCTTTTATTCCTAACAATTGATTATACTCTAATTCTACCTTTATGGAGTTAATTATTTTACCAGCGGTATTAGCAAGCTCTTTGCCTACACCTAACGACATTTTGCCAGCTTTCATTTTTGTGTAATTATCAGCTAGGCTCTCTCTTAATCCTGTAATGTTTTGCATAATCTTTTAGTTTTTAATAATAATCTTTGTACTTCTAATATATTAGGGTCTATTTGTTCTTTCGTAAACCCCTTATTTCTTAACTTATCTTTAACATAATAGTCTGACAGATCTTCTATACCTTTTCTATTACTTTTATTACGAATAACTCTAGTCTGTTCTAGGTTGTTTTTATTCCAAATACTTCCAGTTTTACAACGGTGAGTTTTACGATATTCTATCGCCTTTAAATTAGCACGTTGAAATTTGACATTATATTTAGATTTGCAATTTTTGCAAGATCCTAACTTACCATCTTTATTTGTTTTTGAATTATAAAAATCATCAATATGCTTTTCTTTATTACAAGTGTAACATATTTTTGTAATTAAACTTTTCATCTTTTTTTAGGTTTGTTTAATAACTTTAAAGCTTCTTGCTTTGTGTAATAAGAGCCTTCATTGTACAAGTTGGCTTTTATTAACAATTGTATCTGACCAGGCGTAGCAGGCTCTTGTAATGCCTTAATTCTATCTTCTTTGCTATCCATATTACAGGTTTTTAAATACTTCTGTTAGCAACTCGTCTTTTGAAGCGTAGCACTTATTTTCGGCACAATCTTGATAAGCTCCGAAATGATAGAGATAGAACACCTTGTCCGGCTCTAAGTCTAATGAATGAGCAAGAGTATTAATCTTGCCAATCATGCTTGTTATGCCGACAATTACTTTTTTTTGGGGAGTACTGCCTTCCATATAAAAAACAGTATCTCCGATATTGAATTTAGATTCTTTCATTTTATTTATTTTTAAATTGTTTACGATTCAAATATTGGTTGATTAAATTCTTCTTTGAGGTTCAGTAATCCTACGTCTCCGTGCCTTATTTCGATTTTTTTATTATTAAAAGTCCATGCTTTTGCTTCCCAACAATTATTATGCTTAGGAACGCACAGGTAGTATTCTCTTAACGTAGAAGGGTCTACTACGTTTAGGAAGTAAATATAATCGTCAATTAATGAATCTTTCTCTTTAGTCCTGTAAAGCTTGATAGGGTAGTTAAATTGATCTACATCTTCATCTATAACTTCAACATCTAATAGTTTTATTAGATTTTCGTTACCTAAAATTTCTTTTAAACAACGTCTTTTTTCCGCATTTTTTTCATTAATGAACAGTTCTTTATTAATTAGTTCTGGATTTAAAATCCATGATTTAGAAACTTCTATTCCATGCCAGAAGTAAATTTCAAAACCATCTTTGAAATGAATAGCTGAATTATTTCCACAATGCAACCTACCTTGCTCGTCTCTTTCTATTCTGTCAGGCAGTGAACTTACGATACAGAATCCTTCAAGTTGAATCATATCATAAATGCCAGATAGTAATAAGTTTTTTAATTTATTAAATCCTTCATTATTTACAATTCCTATTTGTGTGAAAAAATCATAAAAAGAAACCCATCCATAGTCCGAAACATTTCCATAGTAAGAGAAAGATTCATAATCCCTAACTGAATCCCTAACTGAATCCCTAACGGAATCCCAAACGGAATCCCTAACGGAATCCCAAACGGAATCCCTAACGGAATCCCAAACGGAAGCCCTAACTGAATCCCTAACTGAATCCCTAACTGAATCCCTAACTGAATCCCTAACTGAATCCCTAACGGAAGCCCTAACTGAATCCCTAACTGAATCCCTAACGGAATCCCTAACTGAATCCCAAACGGAATCCCAAACGGAATCCCAAACGGAATCCCTAACGGAATCCCAAACGGAATCCCAAACGGAATCCCAAACTGAATCCCTAACGGAATCCCAAACGAAAGCCCTAACGGAATCCCTAACGGAATCTGTTTCTTTATTTATTTTTTTCAAAAATTCTTTCAAGTACATATTGGCAATTTGGCAACTCATAGGGCTGTCAACGTATATAACTTGAGGTTGTTTTAGTTTTGCTAAATCGTAAATAAAATCAATTCCAATTTTAGATTGTTCTTTATTTATGTCATTTTTGCAACTAAAAATATAATCAAGCCAAAAGTTCTTAACTTCTGTCATTTTAACCTCTTGTTCCGGTGTTAATTTTTCTAATTTCATAATTTAGTCTTTAACTTGTTGGATTAACTTTGAATAAGGGTCATACTCTACTTGCTGAACAAATTCATATATTGAATTGTCTTTTAGAGAAATATCTTTATGCTCTTTAGTCCACACTTCAAAGCCTTGTTCAACGAAATTAGATTCTAATAAATGCTTGATTGCACATCCTGTTTTAGTTTTAATGATAGTTTTATTATCAATTAATTCTACTGTACATTCTCCTGTTACAATATGAGAATGCCCTGATACTTCTCCTCTAGCTACAATACGCTTCATGCGTTCTTCTTTAGTTTTCATGTTATTTAGTTTTAAATTGTTATTTGTTTAAGGAATTGTAAAGTTATTAAAAAAAACAACAACAATGATAATTTATTTTACTTTTTTTATCTCTCTCATTGTCCAATTGTTTCTTTGCTTAATTAAAGTAAGCTTATATTTCGGGTCGTTAGCTAACATAGCACATAAGATTTTCCATCTTAATTTCCATACATCCGTGGCGTGCCCTTTAGTCTCCTCGAGTTCTATTGTCCCATCTAGGTTATGTACTTCAAAGTCTATCTTATATGTTCCTACTTCGTAGCCGTTTACTATAAGCTTGTATGGTACTTGAGTTTTGTAGTCCAGTATTTGTTTTGCTAGGACTTTTAGTTTTAGAGTTTTATCCCTATCTGCTTCAAACTTGCTATCAAACTTTTCTTCCCCTACTGTTATCTTAGAAGAGTTCGACCATCTTTTACCTACTGCTTTTTTTTCTTTCAATTCAGCATATTTTTTTGCCGGAAAGCTTTCTGTTTTATTTTTACAAGCCATCGATAATAGATATTAATTCATTTTTACTATGGTCTTTAAGAAGTCCTTTAATAATGTCACTAGTACCCCCGTAGTTTATGTACTTTTCTGGATTAATAAGTTCCATAAACTCCTCATAATTTGTGCCGTCAACAATTTCATGAGCTTTTGCTCCTTCAATTTCAACTATTATTGATCCAGTTCTATTAGGTCTGACCTCAACTGTATCTACTACTAATACTAAGTTCATATTTAATCCTCCTCTTTAATTATTTCGTAGAAATCCTCTACGTAGTCTTTATTGTACCTATCCTCTTGCTCGAATTCATCCATAAGCAAGTCTGCGTCTGTTTCATTATTCCTTGTCGCTATAACCTCTCCAGTTTCACGGCAAGCTATTTTATAAATTGATATTGTTTTTAAAATTTCTACAAAACTTTCCGGAAAATGAATATTTTCTACATTTTTTGCTCTTGAAAATAAAGGAGCTATTTCTTTGGGAGTATATCCTGCGATACCACAACCTATATCAGTAACAAGAAATGTTAAATCTTTATTTTCACTAGCAAATGTTATAAATCTATTAACACATCTACTCATATATGAGTATCCATCCATTGTAGGTATTGCAAAGCATTTACCTTGCAATCCAAAACCTTGTCCCCATATAGCTCCCCAAAGCATCGCTTGTTTTGCTGCTCCTGAAAGATGATTTCCTTTCTTATTTGAACCAAAAACAAATACTTCATTGTCTTTTAGCTCTGTTATATTTTTAGGGCTAGTCTTCATCTTTATATTCCTCAAATTTCCCGTTAATTAATATATACTCCGTATTTTCTTTTATTTCAATGCCGTCTACTTTAGCTAATTTAGCGTCAATAATTTCGTAGTTTTCATTTTGTTCAGACAAGCAAATCCAAGAGCCTAATATTCCTTTTGCTCTATTACTAAATCCCCAACCTAAAGAAATTCCATTATTTCCAGAATTAGAAGCTACACTATTATTTCCAGAATTAGAAGCTACACTATTATTTCCAGAATTAGAAGCTACACTATTATATCCCGAATTAGAAGCTACACTATTATATCCCGAATCAGAAGCTACACTATTATTTCCAGAATTAGAAGCTACACTATTATTTCCAGAATTAGAAGCTACACTTTTATTTCCAGAATTAGAAGCTACACTTTTATATCCCGAATTAGAAGCTACACTATTATCTCCAGAATTAGAAGCTACACTATTATATCCCGAATCAGAAGCTACACTATTATTTCCAGAATTAGAAGCTACACTTTTATTTCCAGAATTAGAAGCTACACTATTATATCCCGAATCAGAAGCTACACTATTATTTCCAGAATTAGAAGCTACACTATTATCTCCAGAATTAGAAGCTACACTATTATTTCCAGAATTAGAAGCTACACTATTATCTCCAGAATTAGAAGCTACACTATTATATCCCGAATTAGAAGCTACACTATTATCTCCAGAATCGTGATTTGTGTTATTATTAATTTCGGCTTTTTTCTCAATATATTCTTTAGCAATTCTAATTAATGTATTAAAGTCTACTTCTGTAACTATTTTAATTATAGATGAAGATATTTTAGAATCGTCAGATCCTTTGTCAATTTCTCCACTACATTCACAAATAGCAAAAATAGAAGTTGTAGCATCGTAGTAGTTTAGAATATCAAGAGGATTTTCGCAAGAATGAAAGCCAAATTCAGTACATCGTACAGCTTTATCGGTTGTGTAAGTTTCGCCTACTTTGTACTGAAAATCTCTACACGTCCAATCTTTGTTAAAACCCTTGTAGGTTATTAATTTAGGAGTTTCCTTAACTTTTTTAAGTCTGCCAACTTTTTTTTTAGTTTCCATATCTTTTATTTTTTAAATTGTTTATTATTTTCTCTGTTAAATATTTTCGGAAATTCAATTTTCATACGTTCTTTAAATTCCTCATACCAATCTACGCCTTGCAACTGCTCAATTGAAGCACTATGATAGGCATGGTGGCACTCTGAATGTACAGGCTTTAGATTATCTTCATCAGTTAATAAAGTCTCTGTACGCCCTAATGCGTGGTGTAGTTCGGGAAGTTCATGAAATTTACTACCACAAAACCAACACTTAACCTTATCGTAATTCATGTCTTCTAACATTTGATGCCTAAGTTTTGAATATTGCACTTCTTGACCTTTTCTTTTATCTGAACGGGGGGCAATCTTATCTTTACCTTTTGACTTATAATAAATCCCTCGATGTTCATAACAATAACCATGAGTGAATAATTTGCTTTCGTTACAATTTTCAGCTAAACATTTTTTCATAATATTTACTTTAAAATTGTTTCTATTACCATGTTTATTTTCTTGATTTTATTAAAGAATAAAGGATTGAAATAATACATACCATTGCTATTTGCCGGATAGATTATTTTAGCCGTTATAAGCTCACCTAACGAGGAGTAAACCCTACCCTTATTCATTACTTCAAACGAGGATAAACAGCTATTCATATCGAACAGAATTAAGTCATCCTTTCGTGGCAATGTTGTAAGATGTTTTAATATGCCGATGGTGGTATTTGTAAAATCAAATTGCTTCTTTAAGTAATTGTGATATTCTTTTTCGAACTCAATTGCCTTTTTTGTCTGTACTTTTTTAGAATATAAAATACCCTCTGAATTGTTCAAAGGGAATGGATTTTCTTGTTTTGGCTCAAATGATTTAATTCCGGTATAAGTTCTCATTTTTTAATGTTTTTACAAATTAATACTCTTACTAAATAGCCAGTAACGCAACCAAATAGAAACATTAGTACGGCAACTATAATTATTACGTCCATTATAGTACTGGATTTTCAAAGTTCTTAACCATAACCTTAGTATATTTCGGGCAGGCTTTTAATATGTTATGCAACCCCGATACTAATTCAACATTTTGACTAATTAAACGCTCATAAACTTCAAGAGCTTGTTGCTCATCATTAAACACAAATACTATAAAGTTTTGTCTAACTTCCTGACTGAATGCCGTAATAGCATAATATTCTTTTTTTACTTTTTTCATTATCTTATTTTTTTAGTTATTAATAGCTTATTTTATTTCGTGTGCAGGCATTTGCCGTAGTCCATACTGCCTTAATTTCGCCTTTTAAATCCAAGGTTACAAAGATAGATTTAGAATTATAAAATCTTATTTTTTTAACTTTGTAACCTTGATCGAGTAATTGCTTTAAGGTTAGCATACTATTGCAATTACATTTTCTATAAAGAAATTTACGGCTTCAAAATCTGACTTCAAAGGTAATTCCATATCGCTAATAAAATCAATTTCTTCGCCATCTAACCAAATTTCAACCCCGATTTCATTGGAATGAATATCTTTATATTCTATGAACAAATATGTTAAGCCGTCAATTTTATAACTTCTTAACTTTTTACATTTACAGTTCATATCTTTAGTTTTTTGCCGTTAATAATAAATAAATCGAAGCTATAAGAAAGCCTATAACAATTAGATACAAGCATTCAATTAAAGTAATACTATACATTAAAGTATTCCCAATTCATCAAGTAAATAAAGAACGTCTTTAATTACAATAGATTGAACTTTTACAAAAAAAATACATTCGTCTATTGTAACCTCATAGTTATCTAATTTTGTTTTGCTTATAAAATACTGTACATCTTTGCAAGGACTTACATAATTAAATTTGCTCATATTATTTAAGTTTTAAAATTGTTTTTGAGTACTATATATTATTTTATTACCATCATTAACACAAATTAATGTACCTATTAATTCTACTTTTAAAATCCCTTTACTATTAAGACTTTCAAGTTCTTTGATTAATTCTTTTATATTAATTTCTTTCATCTTATTTGAGTTTAAAGGGTTTATTTTTTAGTAACATCTTTGAGTATCTTAATTCAACTTTTGCATGAATTAATTCTAACTTAATTCTTTTTTGAATTATAGCCAACTGATTAAAATACAAGTCGTACATATATTAATAATTTTCACCATCAATAGTAAACTCATTCTCATTTGCAATTAATGTTTCTTTAATAGCTTCATTGCTTTGTAAATATTCGCACTCATTTTTTAAGATGATTAAATAATCTTGCAATAAATCTTTTAAAAATTCACTTTCTAAATCATCACATTCACTGTCAAATAAATCATTATTTTCTTCAGAAACAATTTCTGTATTTATTTTGTCAGAATGTCTACAAACAAGATTATCATAGTCTGTTATAAATGTTTGTGCCGTTTTGTGCGTTTCGCAATCCTCCCCGTGCTCTTTTATTATTTTAATTGCAACCTCATAAGCTGAAGTATTATTTAAAAAATTTCCTGTTATATCTTTACTTTCAGTGTTGAAACTGGCAATTTTAAGCCAAACATTTTCTGCATCTTCGTAAGAAGATTGCCACCAATTAAAATTTACATTAATATCTGAATTATTGCTAATTGCTTTTTCTTTTGCTTCCTCATTTAATTCATTGAATAAATAAAGATTTGTTTCTATTATTCTCATAATGTAAAATTTTAAGTTATTAATTTGCTCCCGATATTGGAATCGAACCAACACAACCGTATTATTTTAGGTCGCAACCGTTACGGGAGAATGTTTTAATTTACAAACATGTAGGTGTTTGTTGACATAATTTTTCACATTCAGATTTTGTCAAAAATCCCAATTTAGTTAATTTATGAATGATTGAATAGTTTGTATGAAAAATCATATTCATACCACAACCCGAAATAGGAAATCCGTCACCTTTTCGACCTTCTTTGTAACCTAATGCTAGAAAAAAACAATTGTATTGACGATAATAGCAATTATTTTCTTTGTTAATTTCGGTACTATTAAACTTAATAACTCGACTCTTTCCGCTTGTCGATACTGATTTAATAATACAGAACATTCTACCAGTTTTTATTGCTTGTATGTAGTTGTTTGCGTCCGAAATGAAACGCTCTGCATCATAAAACCTATCATTGTTAAAGTATTTCATTAGGCTTTTGTCTGCACTAAGTTTTTCGGTTATAATTTCAATAGTTTTCATAATATTAAGTATGTATGTTTTGTTTGTAAATTATTTAATTCTTTCCTGTTAATTGTACGTGTTGGATAGTTTGTTAAACGATATTCTTTTAAATCATGTTCTAGTGTTAATTCTCGTTTGCGTCCGTTTTTTAACTCTCTAAAACTGCCCGACATTTCAGAAGTTACGCCGTTTGAATTGCTTTCGTAAAAACTAACATCTTCCCAACCATACCCGTAATTTTGTTGTATAACTACGTAGTATTTATATTTATTTGCTTTCATATCAATAAGTATTAAGGTTTATAATTTTCAGGAGCAACCGTCAACCGAATGACGGAAGATTTATTAAATCTTAGCTCAAAAGCTTTGCCCGTATAATTTATTGCAAGTTGGATTTTTAAGAATCTTGCAAAACATCAATATTTCAAATAACTCAATCAGTTAACAATGTCATCAAGTGGTGGTTTGATGTATTACATTCTCTAATTCTGATATACAAATATACTACAAGTTATAATACTGTGCAAGTATTTATGTAACTATTTTTACATAAAAATGAAAATAAATTATAACTACCTGAGATTCAATCTAGTAATTTTTGCATATTACTAAAAATAGTTTTATATTTGATAACATTTAATAATTACTAAATTATATATATATGAATCATACAACAAATGAATACATTAGAACCTTAGCATTGTTATACAAGCTTAGTACTAATGAGGTTATGGTATTACAAAACATATGTAATGCAGTTGATGGCGATAATTGCTTTAAAACTAAGCCATTATATCAAATCTTAACTCAGAAAAATAAGCTTGATTATAATGTATACAAGAATATTATATCAAGGCTTAAGAAATCTCTATTCATTCACAATGTTTCCCGCTCTGAATACATGCTCAACAAATCATTGTTTTGCTCAAACATGAATCAAATTAAGAGTGTTACAATTCAAATTAAAATCATTGACGGGGTAAAACAACTTACTTTGAAATTTGCATAATATAAGATTTACTAATCTTAATTTCGGTGGCAGAAAAGAACAGAGAAGCAAACATACTACATAACATATAAGAATAACATAAACACAACAGGCGAAGCCTGAGCGAAGCGAAGAAACAAAACAAGTTACGCAACTATTACAAGCATACTCAAGCAATAGCCTATATAAGCTTTGAAAACAACTAACAGCAATCAATAGTATTATATAGGCTTTCATGTGCTACATAACTACACGAATATGTGCAATATAATAGCACAATTCTAGCCTAATTACACTGCATTACAAGCGTTTACGTATCTATCCAATAGAATACACTATCAAGCAAAACAGCCGCCTAAAACAAGCAACAAAAACCATAAAAACACGTAAAAAATCGCGCTACCCATACAAGCGGCTCTTGGAACTGCTTATTTGCGCTGTTGTTCTCTGACTATTTATGAACGTTCGGCAGTCAATTACGGCAGTAGATTTATGTAGATTTAGGTCAGATTATGGCACAGGAATGCTACAAAAGGCGTTTAACCGTCAATTCGGGGGTATTTTATGGGTATTTTTGCGAAAAGTGTAATTATGGAGTTTGTTGGCTAGCAGATAGTTAGTCTTGTTCGTTCCCCGTGGAGTATCAAGTCTAAAAAATGGAAAGTGTAATTACGAATTGAGTGCATTTGTAGGCTATTGCAGGCTATTGTATTGGTTTGACTTGTAGGATCGCAAGCCTTGTAGGTTAGCTTAGTGTTGTAGGTTGATAGATGATATAAAGTTTAGTTGTGTTGCTTTGGTTGCGTCTGCTAACTATTGAACGCCGAACACTAGCAACGGCAAGCACTCGACTGCGCCGCCACCACGTTTATAAATTGCAAGCCTTTCAAATTTATATGCCGGCATGCTGAATTAATTCCATTCCAAATAAGGAAGCAACAAGCATACAAGAGGGTAACGCTTGAGAAAGTCAAGAAAAAGTATTGCAACCCGTTAATTTTTGCCTGAGAACTAAAAAACACTCCCCCGTACACCAAGCATCGGGTGGAAATCTCCGGCTGCGCCTCCGTCACTATGTAGGCATAGCAATAAAAATTTTTTATTTTATTTTATTTTTTTGAGTTGCATTTGACCGTTCAATGACAGCTGTAAAAATTTTTTTATTTTATTTTTTTGAATTTATGGCTATATATTTTTTTAAGTTCTTGAATAGTTTGTGAGAAAGAGGTTATGTAATTCATTTCGATTGCGAAAGCTATTTTTCGTTCTAGTAGTTCTAGTTCTTTTAGTTGATTTTGGGAAGCGGACTGTCTTATTCCGGTAATATGTTTATTAAACACTATAAGATTTAGAGCTACGGCAAGTTCTTTATAGTTTGGGTTTTGGAATTTGGATATTTGATTGGTAAGTCCTTTGTACATATTTCCGGCTTCTATACGGTTAAGTATTAGTTCATCTGTAAGCCAAGTAACGGCTGTTCCGTATATTTCTGGGGAGAACTCCATTGCAAGTAGCATCCATACGTATGGGTTCGCCCAGGTTGTCTTTGTTTGTCTGGCTCCGGTAGTTTTCCACGCTCCGATTTCTTTAAGGTATTTTGTAATTCCCTTATTTTTAATGTGTTCTATAAACGTAGACATTTCTATGTTTATAACTTCCTGATTTTTAAGTATATAATATATACGTTCTTTATTATCTGTTCTTGCTATGACTTCTGAGGTATGTTTTACGGAGTATCCTGCTATGATATTTCTTTGTTTCGCTACTGTTTCTAGGTCTGAGATGCACAGCATTGAGTTTTTTGTTTGTTGTCTTATAGTTGTACCGAAGAGTGTTCTATCGGAAGATGTCATTATTACATTTGTTTCCATTTGTTTAGTTTTTAGTTGTTTATAATTCAAATGTACTAAAAGTTTTTATATAAAACAAATTACTGTTTATGTATTATAGTATAAAAAGTAAACCCCGAGTTTTTGTCTCAGGGTTGTTTTGTGTTTATGTTATACTTCTTGTTTTTTAAGGTATTCGTAGTATTGTTCGTATGTTTTCATTTTTTTGATATCTTTTTCATTATCATCTTTTTTGCCTAATCTGAATCTATATTTGTAGCTAGTTATCTTAGCCCACGCCATAAGTTCTTGTTTTGAGAACATTTTCTCCATTATTTCTATTGCTTGAAATCCTCCTATCATTTCGTAGTGTTTGGAGTCATTGTTTACTAGAGGGTGTTCAGGTTTAGGTTCTATTATTAGAGTTGCGTTATTCATGTTGTCTTGTTTTATTTTAGCTTGTGCTATATCGTTATCGTCTTTTATGGATATGTTTGCTGTAGTTTTTATTATTGACTCTTCGTATGGTTTTGGCTTTTCTGTTGTTATTGATTTTGCTTTATAACCTTTAAGCGTTCCTTTAGGAGTTTTTACTACTACATCTCCGTTATCCCAGGTTGATTTGTATGTTCCGACAAGTTTTCCTATTGAACGAGAGTAGATGTTTGTTCCTTCTTTGATTGTTGTTTTCATGTTTTTATCCTCCGATTATAGTTTTTAGTTCTTGAAGTCTTGTTAGGTATTGTTTGAATATTTTGTTACCGTTATTGTATCTTGCCATGCTTATGTGGGAAGCTATGAAAGACTTTGGGTCTATTATTGTACCTTTTTTAAAAGATATTGTCTTAGGCAGTGTTTTTGTAGCGAAGAATGCTTCTAGTTCGTCTATGGTAGAAGTCCAGTCTTCAGTTTTAGGTTTGTTCATATGGTTTATATTTTTACAAGATGACGACATTGAACGGTATATTCGAATTCTGATATATTTACAAGATACTTGCTATGAACATATGTTACATTAGATTTAAAACCTACTTTTAGGTTAGAATATCCTCCATCGTTTATTACTTCAACTTTATCTCCAACTTTAAATTCTTGATTAGGTACGGCAATAATTTCTGGTTCCGGGTTTTGTTTAAAATAAACATCTCCTATTTTTTGAGATTTCATGTCTACTTTTTTATTTTCAGGTTCTTTTATGCCGGCATTTTTAGGTTTGAAGTTTTTAAAATCGTCTGAGCATGTATGGCAGGTATTGTTTAGAAATTCACAGTCATTACATTTCTCTACTTCTTTAAAAGTATCTGAAGTATTTCATGGTTGTTCGTAAGATTCAATATATTCTTTTGTTGGTGCCGGATCTTTTACTTCTTCCACAGGAGTGGTGACATTAATATCTTTACAGAATTTTGAGAATCTGTCTTGAGATCTTTTATGCCAGTATCTTCTTACTTCGGTAATGTCGCTGAGAGATGTTTTGTGTTTACGTTTGTCGATAAGTGTTGACATGGCTAATGCGATGTCTATAATGTCTGTTGATAGCGTAATATCGCAGGCTACAAGAGCGAGTCTTACGTATTCTAATTTTTCTTCTGGTGTCATAGTTTTATATATTAAATTGTGTTTTTATAGTTTGTAATAGTTCTTGTTCTTGGATTGTTAATGTGCCGGCAACTTGTTCTTGTAGTTCCAGCGAGTATATTATAAGCTTAGCTTGTTCTATATCTATATTCATAAGATAATGTTTATTAGCTGTTGTGAATATGTATCTTTTGTTTTTTGTTTCTACGGCAGCACTAATGTTTGATATAACGAATGTTATTCCGTGATTGACTATAGTAGTGCCTATCGGCAATATGAAGTCTGTAACGGAGTCTGATTGGTCGTTATCAACATTAAAGTTTATGTTATTGATTATTTTTTTCATGCCGTACTTAAAATAACTCAGGTTTAGTTTGTTTTATCTTTACTGTAGTTAAAAAGAATAATGTTTTAAAATTTATTGTAGGGTTTTTAAATTCCTTAACAAAGTTCCAGCACTCTTCAGTAACTAGGCAATAGTAAATTACATTTAAAAGTCTTGGAATCATTTTAGAACTACAGCCGGATTCGTTTTGTATTTTACTAAATTCCTTATCTATCAATGATAATGTTACATATTTGTTTACAATATCTTGCTCAATAATATTACATTCTTTTAGTTCTGTAATTTGAGTTTTAGAATGTTTTGCTTTAAATTCATTTGTAACAATTTTAGCCCAAGTTATTCTACCGAATTTATTTTTAAAGTTATAATTTTTAATTACTATACCTTCTCCAATACCTTTACCATCTTCAATAAGGTAACCATTTTTTTCTAATTGATTCTGTAATCTTTCGTATATAGGATTATCTACCTTGCATATCGGAGGAATATATTCTATACCGAACTCTTCTAATATTGATTTATATGTTTCGTATGTTAAATATTCTCCACCATTAGTAACATCAAAGACATAGAAATTATTCCACGAATCTTTATTATATGTTCTTAATGAATGAGGCACTAACCATTCTCCGTATAATCTAATTGTAGGATATTTTTCAAATAGTTTATAAAAGCAAATTTGCTTTACAGCCCAATTGTAAAATCCGGCATTATCATTATCTAAAGATAACTGTCTATTTCTACTACCAGCTTGTATAGCTTCATTAAACCATAGTTGAGAGTTCGTTCCATCTATTTTAGGAAACACATAGCATGTTCCATATTCTATTCCTTCTGTTTCGACTGTTCCAAGTCTTTCTACGTGTTGATATTTTTCAAATTCCATAACAATATTCTTTTTAAATAACAAACCCTCTGTCAGGTAGAGCAAGTACCATCGGAGGGTTCTATGGATTATTAATCCAGTTTCTTTGTTCACATCCTTGCTCGATGTTAGTCTTTCGAAGAAGACATTACAAATATAGTAATGTTATTTAATTTAACAACTATAAATGTTTATTTATTTTAATTATTAAAATGGAATCTTCATCCACCTGACAACAGTATCATTTATTAACCAGTCGTTATTATTTATCTCGTCAACTTGATACCAATCAAAAAAGTTAACACCATCCATAACTCCTTCATAACATCGTCCAATAAACTGCTTACCATTATTTGTTTCTCCTATAACTAGGTCGCTTTGTTTTCCGTCCCAATGTCCTAACTCAAAACATATAGGAAGTTGCTCTGTTGATTCAATCCAGTCTTTCATTTTAGTTTTGTTTTATATAAATAAGTTTTTAATGTAATCTATTAGTTTAAAGAAGTAGTGAAATAAAGATACCCATATAACAAGCATTATTAGCACAAATAAGAATGCACATATAAAAGACATTATCCATAATATTGCTGATCCTATACTATATCCGGTATTACTTGTTATTAAGAAGTTATGTATAGTTTCCATTTTATTCTCCACCGATTTTATTTTTGTAAAACTCCTTGTTCGTACCATAACTTACCATTGCATTTGTCATACCATTTAGGTGTAACATCATCTGAGTAAAGACAGCATGATACTTTAATCAAACATTCTTTTAACTCTTCCGGCATGCCTTCTTTTGCAATGTCAGACAATTGCCTTTTAGTTTTAGGAAATGAACTTCCGGTATCTAATCTTCTAATCCCTTGCTCACCGTCAACGTAAGTGTAAATAAATTCAATTTGCATATTATTTAGTTTTTAATTGTTAATTTAAAATTTTCGGTAAAATCAAACATTCGCCTATGTCTTTCATCTTTTGATTTTTTTTGCTTAAGCATGTTTATATTTAATATTTGCAATCTATTCATTAAGTCTAACTCTTGTTCTGTTGCTAAATCTCTCTTACCTCCCTTAACTTCTCCAAAAACTAACTTGTTTAAATAATTTGCTTCCTTAACAAACAATAAAGGGTCTGGCTTACTTCCGTAACAATATTCATAACGATTAGTCATAACATCACACATCTCTTTATAATGATCTCCTGCTTGATGCCTAAAGTCTATCAAGTTATCATATACCCATTTTATTACCTTAACTTCAAATTCAGGAGATAACCAAAAGCAAAACTTAACAAACAAATAAGGATGAACCCAAGTAGCCCCATATCTTCCACGCTTAGAATCAATAACTTCCAATTGTAGGGAATCCCCTATATTTAAAAGTTCATTTTTCAAAGCTTCAATAAACCCCTGAGTGCCTTGATTGCTAAAAAATTCCGCAAGAACTTTATTCGTAATGTTTTCGTTTTTGTTGTTATTAAAGTATTGCAGCATCTCTGTTGCATTGAAGAAAGAATCAGAAGTCCTTTGAGAAACAATAGCATCATCAAAGTTTCTTTTCATTATATGTTCAGTCTTTAACATTTGTTTTAGTTTTAATTATACACAAATATACATACAAATAAACTTAGAAGCAAGAATAAATAAACATTTAATGTTAAATAAATTAAAAAATGTTAACATATAAAAATAACGTGTTAAATATTTGCACAATTAAAAAAATTTCTTTTACTTTGTTTCAATTATTAAAGAATGCTGTATTAGATTTCATATCTTTTAACGAGGGTCTTTAGTAATTAACATGAACAAGAAATAAGAAACCTTTGGACGGGCTCAGGAGTAAGATTATATAGGACAATGTCCAATAGAATAAAAAGCCTGATAGAGCCCGTCCAAGTTATCAGGCTTTGTTATTTTAGTCAAGTTTGGACGGGAAGAACAGTAACGTCAGCGAATATTGATTAGTAATCTCCTACTGGGATAGCGACAGGAGTACCCGAATACAAGTGAGAACGGGAAAGCGGATTGCGTGCCATCTAACACGTTTAGCTCACATAAGAACCGAATTATATGGATAGGTTCTTCGAAGCGATAGACCCGATGCCTACAAGCATTGTGACAGCTAAAGCAGGAAGTATCAAAGTTGAAATTTAACAGTTTCGGCTTTGGATTTCCTACGCCTTCTCTCCTGAGCCCTCCTCCTTAAGCATAGCAACAAAAAACAAAGAGTATCCCTAGAATCTCCTGAGTTGTTATATAGTACGCACGAGCGTATACACGCATGACGCACGCACGAGGAAACCGTAACTAGACAACATTACCTCCCAAAAATAAAAAGATAGTAATTCTTAAATGTTACGCTTTAAATTAAATTCGAGGGATAATTTATATGCCGTAAATAAGAAAAGCAAATAGATGCGATTTAAGACGTTAAAATAGTTTAGATGACAAAAGTATTAACTCTAGTACTAAAGTCTTAAAATTAGCCATCCTGATTGCTAAAAAAGGATATTGTGTAAATTTAATTGATGCCGGAAAATTAAAATAAGTTCTAGTTTGTTCGAGAAAGTAAGAGAATCTCGTAATTTTACGTCTAGGTTACGTCTAGATTTTTATGCCGTAAAAGAGAAAGGCAGATGAAATGTCACCTGCCAACGATAGGACTAGAACCTACGACCAAAGGTTCTAACCAACTGAACTACGTTTTTATCTCTCGAACGTTGGATCCACTTTCCTTTTGCAATTTTCGGGTTTGCTAACCTTATCAATACATTTTTCGTATTGCTAATGCTAAGGTAATTAATATTTGTTTACGAAATCGATTTTATGACATTTATTTAATGCCGTAAATAAAAAAGAGCCACCGGATGGCAGCTCTTGAAGTTGAATTGAATTGTAAACAAATAACAGTGATGAGGAAGGATCGGAACGAACGAATAAATTAAGTTCATCAAAGATAAGAAATTATTACTAAACTATCAATATTTATTAAATTTAACAACAATAGACTTGTAATTTAAATATAATTCACTATCTTTGGTATAACAAATTAAGTTTACATGAAAAGAAAAGTTGCAGTTGATTTTGATTTGACAATCTGTGTGTCAGAACATAAAGATGGAGTTACGTATATCATTAGAGATAATGAAGGAGCTAAAGAAGTTGTTAAGAAGCTTATTGATTCCGGTAATGAAGTTTTTATTTGGACTGCAAGAGATAGCAAGAATATGCCGGAAGTAAATAAGTGGGTTAAAGATTCAGGATTAAAGTTTGCCGGAATAAATGAAGATCCAAAAGCAACAACCGATTCACGTAAACTAAGATTTGATATTCTTATTGACGACAAATCATTAGGATGTCCATTGAAGTATGATCGTAAGATAAACAAGGATGGAGAGTTTGAAAACTCAGGAGAACCTTACGTAGATTGGGAGCGAGTTGCAAGTTATCTTAAACAAGAAAAGTATTATTAACCAATTAACATAGAGCAAGTATGAAGTATTTTGAAATAACAGAAGTGGCAGTTAAGCCAATCTCAGAAGGGTTTATTGTAGCCGGAAGAAGATTTGAACAAACTATTAATAATCTTATTCCTACAAAAGGAATTTCAATTGAGCAGTTAAGAACTATCTTAACAATAGCGATGGATAGCGTAGAGAACGGAGAGTTTGTAGACAAGTCAGAAGGAGTAGTGATAGTTCGTGAAGAACCGGAAAGTAAATGCGGTGGTAATTGCCAATGTAATAAGCCGGAAGTAAGTATTATTGACGAAATAATGGATAGTATTACTCCTGAATACATTGCTAAAGTAAAACTGGATATGGAGAACGAAACTAAAGCTTTCAATGCAAAGAAATCCAAACAAAAGAAATCTAAAATTATTAAGCCGGTAGTAAATGACGCACTATCAAAATTTCAATCAAAACATAAATTAATCGATTAATTATATATATCATGGGAATTACAAAAATTCATTCATTCAGTCTAGTTCAAGAAGGATTAGCAGGAGTAAAAGCAGACGTAGATTATCAAGGAATTGATAAAAAAGGTAATACAGTAATTGACTTAGTAAAGTCTTACCATAGACCTTTGCCGATTCCTTCTTATCTTGATGAAGCATTAACTTCTTTAAAGTATTACTTTTTAATAACTACCGGTCATTGGGACTTTGAATGGGATAAGTATCTTCGTTCAGATAAGAAACCGGTTGATGCAAGTAAGCCTTTAGAAAATTTCGAGGACTTCAAAAAAGTTATGGCATTATACGAAGGAACAAAAGTTCTAAGTGTAAAGTATAACGGAAGTTTTATCGTTCTTAAGGGAGAGATTAGAACTGTTGGAGATAAGGTTATCAAAGTAACTTCTCCAAATATTCTTGAAGATGACGATGAAGATATTAACTTCTTGTTCTCAGAGTTTGTAGAAAAATGTGTTGCTGCATTGGATTCTGTAAAGACTTACCTTGCTTCAAGCAAAGGAGATCTTATGAAAGGTCGTGACTTCTTAATGAGAACTGAGAAGAGTCCAGAAAGACGTAGTGCATTAGAAAGCATGTCAGATGCAGAATGTGAAGCGTACATGATCGAAGAGTTGTCTAAGAAGAACTTCTTAATCATGAAAGGATCCGATTTAGAATTAATGGATATTAACGAAGAAGAAGAACCTACAACTACTGTTGAAGCATTACTTGCAAGTATTCCTGAGAAAGAATTAGTTCCATCTGATTCATTCTAACATGTCAAAAGTAAATAATGAGTTTGTAGTGATAGTGCCTTACAGAAATTGTAAGGCATTTATTGCTGAATGCCTAGGTAGCATTGCATCTCAAAAATATAAAAATTTCAGCGTAATTGTAATTGACGACCATTCCGATGATAATAGTTTTGTGGAAACTTCTAAAGTTCCTCTAAAGAACTATATGTCATCTTGTATGCCGGAAAGAAAGTATGCTTTATACAATACCGTTTATGCTTTAAATAAGTCTGAATGGTTCAATCCGGAAACGATAGTTCTTATCGTTGATGGAGATGACAAGTTAGAGCATGATTATGTTTTAGACATTCTAAACGATTTTTATAACGATAATGAATGTTTGCTTACTTATGGAAATTGTACCGTAACAGCACCATCGCAGGCTGCAAATTTATGCTGCTCTTACACTAAGGAAGAGTTTGAACACTTACGACTACATTCTTTCAGATGTTCTCATTTAAGAACTTTCAAATATAAATTGTGGCAACATTTAAAAGAACAGGATCCTGAATTTTTATTTGCTCGTGAAGAA